AGCGGCGTGGCGGCTGGTCATGGGGCGAATCGAACATGCATTCATCCATGAACAAAAATGGAGCGCAAAATGAATCTTGACGAAATTCAGCAAATGGAACAGGAATGGAATGAGACTACGCCAAAACTCGAGAATGCATATGGATTTCAGCCATTCCGTATGCACGACTTCCGCGTAATGCTGATGATCGCTGCATCGAATACCAAAGGCCGCAAGTTCCTGGATGCGGGATGCGGCATAGGATCCAAGGTATGGGTCGCACAAAATGAATTCGGACTCGATGCATACGGCATAGACATTGTCGATGAGTATCTCAGTCAGGCGCACAGCATTGGCGTCCGCGCGGGATTCGCGGATATCCGGGATTACCAGGCATTCGGCGAGTACGATATCATTTACTACTATGGGCCGTTCCGCGAGTACGGTGAACAAGCGGCATTTGAGACCAGGCTTCATGCCGAGATGAAGCCTGGTGCCCTTTTGATGACGGTCTTGGCGGCAGTAAAACCATACTCATGGGAACAGGTATTCCGCAGGCCATGGCAGGGGATCTGGAGGAAACCAGATAATGGCGGACAAAGAGTGCCGCGTAGGCGGGCACCGTTACAGTGATGACGGTAATGTCGCATTTATGCGCGGTGTATCGCCAGGAGCGCCACCCGTTCCAGTGGAAAGCCGTAAATGGCATCCGGTCGCGCAGGGATGGTATAAGTCTCTGCGCATGAGCGGCCAGTCGCAATGGTATGAGGCAAGCGACTGGGCCACGGCATGGGTGGCGGCTGAGGTGCTTGACAGGCTTTACCGTTATGGCTTCAGCGCCACGCTGCTGGCCGAATGGAATGACATGGCGCGCGGATTGCTATGTACGGTTGGCGACCGGCGCAGAATGCGTGTGGAACTAGTTCGTGGCGAGGAAATAGACGATGACGAGAATGAGGCGGCCGAAATGCTTGATGTATTGCGAGGTGAGCTGGTTAGTGGCGGTGACTAATCAGCAAAAGATAGCCCCATCCCAGCGGTGGATAACCTTGCCGCCTGGGTTGCCGCCATTCACCCTGGGATGGGGCGCCATTAAATGGGCGATGAAATACCTTCACCAACCCGATGGTGATGCGGCTGGTGCGCGCTGGAAGTTCACAAATTCCCAGGCGCGTTTCCTTTTGTGGTGGTATGCGGTCGATGAATCCGCGTCCTGGGAATTCTCTCATGGCATGCGTCGCCTCCCCAAAGGCGCAGGCAAATCCCCCTTTGCAGCGGTTATGGCGCTGTGCGAAATGTGCGCGCCTGTACGGTTCTCACATTGGGGTGTGGATAACCATGGGGATAAAATGCCAGTTGGCAAGCCAGTCGGAATGCCGCTGGTTCAGATTGCGGCCACGGCAGAGAACCAGGGACTCATCAACACAATGCGAATGGTCCGCGCGCTCATTGCGACTCCGGAAGACCCTAGCAGCAAGTCAAAGAAGTCCCGTATCGTGCACGATTACGGGCTTGATGTGGGTAAGACATTGATATACAAGCCGGGTGGCGGCCAATTGCACGTCATTACCAACTCGGCGAATGCGACAGAAGGCGCGCTGACTACATTCGGGATATGTGACCAGACGGAACTATGGGTTAAGTCCAATGGCGGTATCGACCTTTTTGAGGTGATGGACCGGAATACTGCGAAATCCAAGTCGCGCCTAGTGCAAACATCCAATGCCTGGCAGCCTGGCGCTGGGTCGGTGGCCCAGACGACTCATGATGCCTGGATTGCCGAGCAGGAAGGCCGTACACGCGGCCGTGCCCGGACGCTAATGGACGTCAGAATGGCGCCGCCAGATACCGATACTGGCAGCCGTGAATCGCTTTTGCGCGGAGTTGAAGTCGCTTATGGAGATTCCTACTGGGCTGATCCAGAGGATATTGTTGACAGACACATATTCGATCTCAAGACGCCATTGGACGTCAGTCTGCGGTTCTATCTCAATTGGCCCAGGGCTGCGGAGGATGCGTGGGTCACACAGCAGGAGTTTGACCGGTGGGCCAATCCTGATGTGGAATTGGATGATGGTGACGAGATCACGCTTGGATTCGACGGCTCACGAACGAATGACGCGACATCCCTCATAGGTTGCCGTATCCGCGACGGCTTTGTTTTCGATCTTGGGACGTGGGAAACGGAACCACTTCCGGGTGGTGGGCGTACAATAGTGCCAGTTGACGAGGTAGATGCGGCAGTAGCGCGCGCTTTTGACCGGTGGAATCCGGTCGCATTCTTTGCGGATGTGCGGGAATGGGAATCATTCAGCAAGATCGAATGGCCGAGACTTTATGCGGAACGGCTTGAGGTAATGTCGGTGCCTGGTGGGCGTGACCCACAGCCAATTGCCTGGGACATGCGGACGCACGTCTCGGAATTCACCGCTGCTGCTGAGATGGTGAATGAGGAAATCATAGGCGAGTCTCCGGCATTCTATCATGATGGCAGCGCTGTGCTGTCACGTCACGTTGCGAATGCGCGGAGACGGCCGAATCGTTTCGGCATCAGTATTGCCAAGGAATCACACGACAGCCCGAACAAGATAGACGCATGCGTGGCTATGATTATCGCGCGTCATGCACGACGGCTATATCTTTCAAATGCCAGGACGGCAAAGAAGAAAGTCCGGACCGGGCGCGTTTGGAGTTATTCATGACAATGCCAGCTAGCGGTCCGCTGTTTGAGGCGCCAAGTTCCGGGCTAGATGCGGACGGGATTCTCCGCGCGGCGCAGCAAATTCTGGTAATGCGCGCCAGCGAGCAGGTTCGCCTACGCCGCATCTCGAATTACGTTCGCGGCATTCAGGACTCGCCATTCACGCCGCGCGGCGCTTCAACCGAGTACCGCTGGCTTACGCGCCGTGCGCGGGACAACTTCCTGCCTCTCATTGTTTCTGTCATTTCGCAGAACCTTCATGTGGACGGGTACCGTCCGACCGGATGGGTTGATGATGAGGTGGAAGGCGCGACGACAATGGATGAGCCGGGATGGGCGTCATTCCAGGCAAACAGAATGGTGTCGCGGCAACATGGCATTCACCGGTCTGTCGTGAAGTACGGTCTTGCCTATGCTACAGTCCTTCCGGGCCGCATTGCGGTTACGGATTTCCAGGAAGGCGGCGTGACGGATTCATCAATGTCCGTCATTACGCCGTACAGCCCGAGGCATATGACGGCTTTGTACGCGGATGACATTACTGATGAATGGCCCATTCTCGCTATTGCCGAGCACCTCATGAAGGATGCGTCGCTACCCGGCAAGGTGCGCCGAGTTGTTACGGTCCTGGATGATACAAACCGGTACATCCTGACCGGGCCAGCTGGCCCAATGGGACCGTCAACATTGGGATGGCCTGAGCCTGGCGATCCAGGGCTGGCTGGCCGGCCAGCCGTCGCGTCGCACGGCCTAGGCGTATGCCCGGTGATAAGGTTCACATATGAGGCCGACCTAGATTTTGACATGGACATCATAGGCGAGGTAGAACCGCTTATCTCGCTGCAGGACCAGGTTAACTTCCATACGTTCAATCAGCTGCTCGCGGAACAATTCGCGGCATTCCGGCAGCGCTGGGTAACGGGGATGGTCAATTCGGATGTGTCAGGCCGTGAGGACCGTCCATTCCGTCCTGGTGTGGACCGCGTATGGGCAAGTGAGGATAGTGATACGCGCTTTGGTGAATTCAGCGAAACGGACTTGTCTAAGATCATCGATGCCCGTGAGGCAACAATCCGGCACATGTCGACAATTTCGCAAGTTCCGCCATATCACCTTCTTGGCGCATTGGTTAACCTTTCTGCTGACGCATTGAGCGCTGCGCGGGATGGACTAGACCGGAAGGTTGATCAATTGCGCGGCATTCTTACTGATCCATGGCGCAACGTATTCCGGCTAGCCTCAAAGGCTCAAGGGGATAATGATGGATGGATGGATATATCCGGCGCTATTCTGTGGCGTGACACATCTGCTCGCAGTTTCGCTGCCACGATTGATGGTTTGGGTAAGGCCGCGCAAATGCTCGGTGTTCCCGCCGCAGAACTATGGCGACGCATTCCGGGTGTCACAGCGGAGGATGTGGCGGCCTGGAAGGCTGCGGCGACAAGATCAGATGCTATCGCGGCAATTGACAAGGTCGTGGAAGCCGCGCTGACTGGCGGCGCAATGACGCAAGGCCCAGTTCCAGGCGGCCAGCCGTACCAAATTGGGTCAATTGGGCACAGGCCCGTCAACCCGCCACCACCAACTCCTCCGGCATCCGGCTCGCCACCGGACGCCAATCCGAATGCGCCGCTAGGCGCGCCAGGAAACCAGACGCCAAATGTGGGACGGACCGGGCAGACGCAAGGCGAGCAATCCGCCACGCCGAGTACGAATGCAACTCCGTCTAGTGCAGCCGAAAATAGCGGCTCCGTTCAGGTTCCGGCCCATACGCGGAGAATGCCGCAGCGACGGCCAGGAGGCAATCAGTTATGGATTTCCATTTTTCGGTTCACATAGGTGAGGATGTGTATCTCGGCACATATCCCAGCGTCATTACGGCCATGCGTGTTGCTGATTTTGCCATGATGCAATTTGGCATTCTGAAGAGTGATTATTATCTTCCGTATGCGAATCCATGGCACGGATCGGATTACATCTGTTTGTCTTGCCGTATCCGGTTGGCAGACGCGATTAAATCCGGCGTAAAACCGAATATACGTATTATTCAGTACGTTCAGGGTCAACCGGACTATTACGTCCTCACCGGACGTTCAGCCACGTCCAGGCGGTGCCCGGTGAGGCGCGGCGGCCGGAATAGCCCAGCGCTCCACCGGAGATGGACGCTAGTGGGCCGGGAGACCGGTCCGCGTCCGAACGGCTGGAGCGGCCTTTGCGTCCAAGAGGCGTGGATTTAGGTGGCATCCGCGCCTAGTGTGCAATTGGTCCTAAGCGGGGGATTCCGCGATACCCAGGCTGCATTGGGCCGTACGGCTTCCGGCGCTGTTGAAAGGTTCTGGAATGCGGGGTTTACCATTAAGGATGTACGGTCGGCTTGGGATACAATCCGTCCGTACATTGCGACGGTGCTCCGGAGGCAATTCGCAGCGAGCCAGGAGGCCGGACGGATCTATTACAACGCCAGCCGTGTGTCGGCCGGATTGGCCGCGTTGCCCGCGAGTTATGAGCCGGCATCCCTTACATTGACGGATGACTGGCTAGGGAAGACTATCGACCCAGGCGGCATCGGCTCATTCCTTCAGTATGTCGGGAATGGCGCGCAAATGATAGATGCTTTTGACATGGCGCGCGGGAACCTGTCATCAGTGTCACAGAACCTAGTTCTTTCCGGTGGCCGTATATACGTGGAGAATGCTAGCAAGGCCGATCCAAGAAGCGACGGGATGCGTCGTATCCTAGAAAGCAGTGATCCATGCGACTTCTGTCAGAGTCTCGCGGATCAAGGGGTAATGCCGAGTGCTGGCGGATTCCATAATAACTGCGAATGTGAAAGCGAACCGTCATTTGGAGCGTAAATGAGTACACCGCAGCACCAGGCCCTGTTTGCGCGGATAACCCAGGGCCCAGCGCCGTATAGGCGTGATCCAGGCGAGAATACGCGCTGCCCGAATTGCGGCAAGTTTAACGATCAGGATGCTAGGTGGTGTGATCAATGCGGTTCGCGGCTTCCCCCGCCAGCGCCAACGGAATCATATGTGCGCGGGCCAGGCGAGGAAATTCAGTGCCCGACTTGCCAGAAGTATAATTCAGCCGATGCGCGGTATTGCGATCAATGCGGCAACCGGCTGCCGGCCACGGCGTTTGAGAATAACAATCCGGAGACGGGGGATTAGTCATGCCGAATTCAATCATGAAGCGGAGTCAGTCGGAAGTAGTGCCATGGCCGCTAGGTAGAATGCCTGTCGGCATTATGCCATTTACGGAAGGGCCTGTTACCATCACAGCTCTTCCATCACAGGTTAACTTGCTTCTTTACGCTGGTGACGACTTCACATTGCGGCTTGACGTTATAGGGCCGGATAGTGAGCCGCTGGATCTTTCGGCAGCCGACGTGGATTCACATATTCGCGTAGCACCGGAGTCTACAGTAATCGCTGGCGTGTTCGAGGCAACCGTTGATTTCGCAACTATTCTTTTGCATCTAGATTCCCCAACATCTACAAACCTGCCTACTAACTGTGTGTGGGACTGCCAGATAATTCTTGGCGGCCTGACTACAACTCTTGTTGCCGGGACAATCGTTATGACTCCGGAGGTGACTAGGCCGCTATGACGTCTCCAAATCGTGTTACCGTATCGACATCTGGCGATCCAAAGCAAGTTGGCGTTTCGGTTAGCGCAAAGCCGTCGCCGTCTGTTTCTGTTACGCATGGGGTAGGCGGTGCGCAAGGGCCGCAAGGTCCAATGGGGCCGGAAGGACCGGCAGGGCCGGAAGGACCGGCAGGGCCGCAAGGCCCGGAAGGGCCGCAAGGCGAGCCAGGAATTCAGGGTGAGCAGGGCGAGCCAGGGCCACAGGGCGAAGTGGGACCGGAAGGGCCGGCAGGCGAAACGGGACCGGAAGGCCCAGAAGGGCCGCAAGGTGAGCCGGGAATTCAGGGCGAGCCAGGATTGAATGGCGAAATGGGGCTGCAAGGCGAGCCAGGGATTCAGGGCGAGCCAGGACCGCAGGGAAGTCCTGGTACTGGTGTTGCTATTCAGGGAAGTGTTCAGACGGAAAGCGATCTAGAATCTATGACCGGCAATCCTGGCGATGCCTGGATTGCACAGGATACCGGAGACCTTTGGGTATGGGCACCGGAGGCAGAGTAAAATGCCGTGGGTTAATGCAGGGCAAATTCGCGGTCCGCAGGGACCGCCCGGGACGAACGGCGCACCCGGCGCGACCGGGCCAGCCGGACCGCCTACCATCCCGCACATCGGCGAGACCGCGCCGCCCGACCCGGCGACCGGCATGCTGTGGGTCGACCCGGCCGCCGAGGGCGGCGGCGGACCCCCCGGACCGCAGGGCCCGGCGGGGCCGACCGGTGCGCAGGGACCGCAGGGCCCGCAGGGACCGCCCGGGACGAACGGCGCACCCGGCGCGACCGGGCCAGCCGGACCGCCTACCATCCCGCACATCGGCGAGACCGCGCCGCCCGACCCGACGCCGGGGATGCTCTGGATAGATCTGGGAGGCGGGAACGGCGGCAACGGGAACGGCGGGAACGGCGGCAACGGTCCTACGCTCACGGACTGGCCCGACGAGACGAACACCGGGGCGACCCTGCCGCCATCGCTGGCCCCGGTCGGCGCCGCCAACCCGGTCAGCGGCAGCGGCTGGACGTGGGGCGGCAACAACAGCATCCACATCACAGGCGCCGGTGTCACCGTGAGCGGGCTGGACGTCGACGGCGGCTGCTACATCCGCGAAAGCGGCGTCACGCTGGAAGGCTGCTTCATCCACGGGCAGATATTCATCCTGTCCGAATGCGAGCACTCGACCATCCGCAACTGCGAGATCGCGATCCCGAGCGACAGCACCGGCGTGGTCCCGGCCCGGTCGCATTACACAACCATCGAGGACTGCACCATGTACTCCGCCGACCCGATGGGCGAGACCGACACTCCTGGCCTGCTGCGCGCCGCGTACTGCATCGTGCCCGGCCCGGAAGACCCCGAGCTGATCATCCGGCGGTGCAACCTGTCAGGTGCGCAAATACAGGTCGGCATGGGATTCGAGGAAACCGGCGCGATCACTATCATCGACAACTACATGCACGACCCCCGTAACCGGGCAGGCGACCACAACAACGCGATGACCGGCGGCAACGCCACTATCCAGGTGCACGCCGAGCACAACACGCTGCTGAACTGGAACGTGCAGTCCGGCGCGTGGAGCATCGGCAACAGCCACCAGGCAACCGCCAACGTCACCTGCAAGAACAACCTGCTAGCTGGCGGCGGATACGCGCTGTACGCGGGCAGCCGTTCCGGGCAGCCGCCCGCGACCAACATGACCTTCACCGGGAACCGGTGGTCAACCCGCTACTTCCCGAACGGCGGGTTCTACGGACCGGTCACGCAATGGGACCCCGGCGGCGGCACCAACATCTGGTCCGATAACCGGTGGGAGGACGGGCCCAACGCAGGACAGGAGATCATGCCGGCATGAACGCTTACGAACAGGCCGTCCACGGCGACGCCCCTGTGGCGTGGTGGAAGTTGGACGAACCGCAGGGCGCCCAGCAGGCGCTCGACTCATCCGGCGGCGGCTACCACTCCACCGCCGTCGGCGTGACTCTTTTCGGCCAGGACCCCGGCGGCATGCCGGCCGGGCTTCCGGGACCTGCAGCCGGGACGGGCGGGAACGGGATCACGGTGCCGTTCCGGGGCGGGAACTGGCCGGCGTTCACAGCCGAAATATGGGTGCGCCCGGCTGACACGCAGAACAACCGGTTCATCCTGGGGACCGGCAGGACGTGGGCGTCGCCGTACACGGGAATGTGCCTCGTGGCCACGACGGGCGGTTACGTCTTCCGTGTCGGCAACGGAAGCAGCCAGGGACAGTTCGCGGTCAGCGCGGCTCTGGAGCCGGGCCAGTGGCAGTATCTGGCGATCAGCCTAGACGGCGGGATTGTCCAGGTGTACGCCGACGGTGCTCAGTCCGGGTCCGGATCGCACGCCGCCGGGCTGCTGGAGGCGCAGGCCGGGGATGCGGGCGTGCTGTTCCTGCCCGGCGAACCTGCCTGGCAGGGCCTGGCCATGCAGGCGGCGTTCTACGACCACGCGCTGACGCCGCAGCGGATCGCGGAACATTACCAGCTCGGCACCACGACCGCACCGGGCGGTGCCCCGTGGCGGGCGTGGACCGGCACGCAGTGGGCCGAGGGGGAGCTGAAGGCGTGGACAGGTTCGGGGTGGGCATCCGTCCGCGTCTGGGATGGCAACGACTGGATTCCGTAAAAGGGGGAGATCATGACCGACTATGACCGACTATGACGACCAGGAGCACGACCCGGAGCAGGACTTCGACAAGTAAGCCATAGTCCTGGATGGGGCGTGCGCGGGAATGTATGGGAGAATAATACTTGGCAAGATGGTCCGAATGCCGGACAAACGATACCGGGACCCACATAAGGGCGAGAGATGACTACTGAGCAGCCCGATACTTCTGCAAGTATTGTACGTGTCGGAACAGCTACGGTTACAATGCCGGGAATTCCGGCATTGGGCGGAACGGGAACGGCAATTGAAGGTCCGCCAGGACCGCAAGGGCCAATAGGACCGGCAGGTCCATCCGGTCCCGCAGGCGCGGCTGGACCGGCAGGCCCTGCGGGACCGACTGGGCCGGCAGGGCCTGCGGGTGGCACCGGATCGACAGGGCCGGTTGGACCGCCAGGGCCACAAGGCGAGACTGGTCATGGCCTGAATATAAAGGGCCAGCTGAATGATTCTAGCGAGTTGCCGCAAACGAATAACAATCCTGGCGACGGTTACATCATTACCGGTAATCTATGGATATGGACCGGAACGGGATGGCAGAATTCCGGAACGGTTCAAGGACCGGCAGGTCCGCAAGGGCCACCAGGCGCGACTGGTTCGCAAGGACCGCAGGGGAATCAAGGTCCAATTGGCCAAACCGGTAATACCGGTCCTGCGGGCAATACTGGTCCGGCAGGGCCAATTGGACCTGCAGGACCAACCGGACCGGAAGGACCGGAAGGTCCGGCAGGTACTGGCGTCAGCATTAAGGGCTCACTTGATTACGAGAATGAGCTACCACAGTCGGGAAATACCGCAGGTGATGCTTTCCTCATCGGCGGCGATATGTTTGTATGGACCGGGGATGACTGGGATAATGTCGGCACAATTCAGGGACCGCCTGGACCTGCAGGGCCACAAGGAATTCAGGGACCAATAGGGCCGCCAGGCGTAGATGTTACTATTGACACGCATCCGCCAAATGCGCCTAATGATGGCGACCTTTGGATTAATCCTGAAACCGACTTTACGATTGGCCCGCCTGGCCCGCAAGGAAGTCCAGGGCCGATAGGACCGCAAGGTGATCCAGGACCGCAGGGTAATGCTGGGTCTCCTGGCGCTACCGGACCGGCTGGCCCGCAGGGAGCGCCAGGGCAAACCGGGGCAACCGGTCCGGCTGGCTCGACTGGTGCTACCGGTCCACAGGGAATTCAGGGCATTGCCGGAACGGCCGGGGCAATTGGCCCGCAAGGCCCGCAAGGATTGCAGGGACTTCAAGGGCCACAAGGCGAGACCGGCCCGCGCGGACCGGCCGGACCGCCTGGAACTGGCGGCGGCGGTGGAACCGGAACGGGCATATTCCAAGGTGTCGGTATTTCGCCGCCATCACTAGGATTGATGATGCTAACGACTTCCCGTGCAATTGATGCGGGTGGCGTTGGCGGCGGAACGCAAGGCCCGCCAGGTCCGCAAGGGCCTGCTGGCCCGCAGGGAATTCCGGGGACAATGGGACCGGCTGGCCCGACCGGCCCAACTGGCCCGCCTGGGGAGACAGGGCCGGAAGGACCGGCCGGTACCGGCGTCAGTATCAGGGGCACTCTTACTAACTCTAACCAATTGCCGCAATCCGGTAATACGGCTGGCGATGCTTACCTGATTGGCGGTAGCCTTTGGGTATGGGACGGAACACAATGGGATAATGTTGGCTCTATTCAAGGGCCAGCTGGTTCCGCAGGACCGCAAGGGCCGCCAGGAATTCAGGGACCGGCCGGTACAATCGGGCAAACTGGACCTGCGGGGCAGCAAGGAATTCAGGGACCGGCTGGCCCGACTGGGCCAATAGGAAATACCGGCAACACCGGACCGGCTGGGCCTATAGGGCCGCAAGGACTTCAAGGACCGCAAGGCAATGCCGGGAATACCGGTAACACTGGACCGGCCGGACCTATAGGGCCGGTAGGACCGGCTGGCCCTGCTGGCCCTACTGGACCGGCTGGATTGACTGGGTCTCCGGGTACTAATGGAACTAATGGCGCGATCGGTCCTACCGGACCGCAAGGGCCGCAGGGAATTCCCGGCGTAACTACCCGGATTGATACGACTCAGCGCGTTCCGGGTTCAAGTGTTCTTGTCGCTACTCCGGCATCAAGGACTTGGGAACTGGATTTTAATAATTCATCATGGAATAATGAAACCTACTGGATTGAGATGGAAGGTTATGGCGACGGTACATGGCAGACTAACTCGCTTCAGTTGGGCAGCATATTCGGCATAGGTACATCAGGCGCTATGACCGAATATGCGAATGTGGCAACGGTCGGTAACCTATTCTCTGCCGGAACGGTATTTCACTGGTGGGGTAAGGTAGCGGCAATTGCCCCCGCGCGCGGAACTGGCGGCGCTTCTGGAACCGACAGGCTTATTGATGTTTCATGTGAGTATTCCATAACGGCGCATGGCACTCTTATTGGCGCTTCTAATAATGCAGCTCTTGTCGGCGTTCCGAATAGCTTCACGCTTCCAGCCGGACAGATACTGCGATGCGCTATGGCGGCACGCTGGCTAGGGACTAACTCTAATAACAATTTCCGGTGCGTGCGGAATATAGTTAAGGTATACCATAGCACTCCGGATAATACTAGTCTTCTGCAATAGGGAGAAATATGTCTGTAGGTATTATGCCGGCACTGGCCGGTACGAATATAGATATGTCTGCGCAGCAATTGCGGGCCGCTATGGTTACGTCGGCCGATACTGGCGATATTGATACGCTAGGCTGTATTGTAAGCGTGGCAGGTTCCGGTCCTGGAACCGGCGTTAACCGTATGGCTATTTACGATGCGGAAGGCGATTTGCTGGGCCAGACCGGGGATATGACTTCGGCATTTCAGGCGACCGGCAGCGTTGAGGGTTTTCTGGCTTCCGAAGTTCCGGTAACGGCAGGCGAGAATTACTACATAGTAGCAGTCTGCAATTTTGCTAGTTCGCCATCTCTGTACGGCGATTCCGGCGCAATAGCGGATATTGCCGGATTCAGGACGGCCGGATTTAATACTAGTGTGACGTCAATACCATCTACGCTGCACATCAATAATCCGGCGAATGTTGTGCCGGTTATGTGGGCGCGGCTATCTGGCGGAGAGCATGATGGCGGCGGTGAGCCGCCTGTATTCAATCTACTTGGATCGCTTAATTCTGCGAATGATATCCCGACTGTACATGGCGACCCAGGCGATGCATTCTACATTAATGGTGATATATGGGTCTTGTCGAATAATTTTCTTTCCGAAGATCAGTCGTCATTCGTTACTAGTACAGGCAACTGGGCAAGTACCGGGGGAATGTCTGGCGTTTCTAGGACGACAACAGGGTATTACAGGCCGCCTGGCGGTCTGCAGGCTATTAGTGCAGGCGTGGGAACTATCGGGCTATTCGGTAGTGCTTTTGATCCGGTGACGCAAGGATTCGCTATCGCATCTAGTGATGTCGTTAATCTTCGTGCAAGAATGCGATGCGATTCCGGCCCGCAGCTAGGCGGTCCTGGAATTAATATCTATCAGGCTAATGGTGATGCTTCAGGCGCATCTCCGTACTGGCGTAATCAGACAATAGGCTCATCCTGGAGTCTTGTTGGCGGTAATGCTAGCGTTTCCCCTAATGGCACTTTGACTAGACCGCGTTTCACGTTTGCTGTGGCCGCTACATATTATTTGGATGACATATTTTTTGGAGTATGGCATAATATAGGACCGCAGACCGTAACTCCGCCACCGTCCTGGGAACCGCCTATTGTAGAGCCGGAACTAGATCCTCCGGTTATAGTCGGCCATTATAATATTCGTCAAAATGCAGCTACATCTGCGACTATTGCTATGCAAGCCGGGGATCTCGTGGTATTTATGGGGATGACCGGCAATGCTCAGACTAGGTACTGGACTAATCCTGTGTCTAGCGGCCTAGCATTCATGCAGCAGGTAAATACTACGGGGCCATCCGCCACGGTTAGCCGTGCCGGTATGCAAATATGGTCAGCGCTTGTTCCGTCAACGGCTTCACGGACGGTAAGTGCTACGCCTAGTGCATCAGGGAACCTTTCTGCGGAAATTTACCTAATACGTGGCGGCGCTCTTGGTGCTGTGGTGGCAACCGGCCTTATTTCCGGCGCTAATATCTCTAACCAGGGAACTATTAATGTTGCCGATAGGAATAGCCGTATTCTATGGATGGTCGGGAACTGGAATGATCAGGTAACGCCAGGGTCCGTAGGGTTTGATGCTGTCGAGGATACTCGTAATTCATTTTCCGGATCGCCAGGCGTATGGGCTAGCCAGGTAACGGCAGCGGCCGGTAATACGACATGGGGACTTACTCCGTATAATGCAGGCGTTGCCGGAAGTGAGTACACCGGGGCAGCAATTGAAATAATTTCAGATGAAAGCAGCGCTAGTACGCTGATCCCGTATCTGCGTAATACCTGGCAGAATGAGGGATTCGGATACTGGTCTCAATCGGTAAGTCCGGCGACAGTCGGCAGTATGCTTGTCGTATCTATATCTCACCTTACAACCGGCACTACAACTCCACCAAGTGCCGTGAGCGGCGGTGGAGTTACTACCTGGACGCGAGCCACCTACCGGACCGGCTCATGGTCGCAATGTGTGGATATTTGGTATGGTCAGGTAATATCAGCCGGTTCAGGTACGGTTACCGTTACGCCTGCTAGTGCGCTAGCTTCGCAATGGTCGAGAATACGAGTCGATGAATTCGCCGTAGATGAAAGTGGTCTGGACTGGAGCATGATCGCATCCAGTCCGGTTGCTACGACGTCAAATGAAACTTCCGGCACAAATATGACGATGCCGGCACTAACTGGTTCCGGTCTTTATGTAGGTAATGCAGCGGCTTATTCCGGAACGGCAACGCTTGCCAGTCCGGCACCAGCCGGATTCACATTGGTGCGTAATGGGCAAAATCAAATTGTAGCCATTAATCCTGATGCGACTGATCCGGCTCCGGGGCAAGTAGGGACTCTTGCATCAGCAGTAGCATGGACTTCGTGTGCGGCACTATTTACGGTATCGGCTGGCGGTAGCGGACCGACTATAACCGTGCCTGGAGCGCCAACGGGAGTTTCTGCAACGGCTGGCAATGCTAATGCTAGCGTCACCTGGACTGCGCCAGCTAATAATGGCGGTACGCCTATTACCGGTTATACGGTTGTTGGTAATCCTGGCGGTTCGGCTTCAACGACCGGCGCAGTTTCAGCGACTGTTTCCGGCCTTACGAACGGGACTCCGTATACATTTACCGTCCGCGCGGTGAATTCGGTTGGAACTAGTGCTAGCTCATCTTCGTCAACTCCGGTTACGCCTACGGCTGGCGGCGTTCAGCCTGGAAGCGAATGGACTGCTTTTGGCCCGCTGGCTTTCCGTCCTATGTGGGTGTCCTTCTTGTACCGTGAGATAATGCCGTCCGGTACATGGACTTTGCAGAGCGGTAGTTTGCCGCCGGGTATTTCCCTGGTGCAGTCTAATGCGAACCATACACCAGGCGTGACTAATGGCACCTGGCTACTTGAGGGAACGCCAACAACGGCCGGAACGTATAATTTCACATTGCGAATGGGAGGCGTTGATTACCCGCGCAGCCAGACGGTTTATGCGCTTCCAGCGGTGGCGCGTGTATCGGATTATGAATCAGGCGCACCAAGTCCGCGCGGAGACAGAGATGATAACTGGCCTGCGTCAAATGCGGGAATTACCTGGCCGCGTCTTGGCCTGATACCTGGCGCTACTAATCCACAGAGTGGTCGCCATCAGCCATTCTGGAACCGGAATAACTGGGGCATGGGTTACCGGGCCGGTCCGCCGCCTACTGTACTCTGGCCTGGCTCAACCAATGTGGCAACTCTTTATGACGGCCGGCCTATGCAGCATTGGAAGCAGGTCCACAATATTAATTCGGGTGCCAATATGGGGGTCAAGCTATTTGCTGCTACCGGTCTATTCGAGCCGCAATGTAACTGGTGGAATCTGAATTATCTCGTCATCGGCTGGGATGAGACGATGGATAAGATGAATGGGGCCGTCGGTCCGGAATTCTCCGGAAATTCAACCTGGGATAACTGGGTAAATCCAGCCGCATCTGCCGGTGCGCCAATTACTCCTTTTGGGCATCGCGTAGATGAGATCATGATTACTATTGATTTTGCCGGAAGTTACGGATGGAATGCAAGTCCGCAGGGAACAGTTTCGTTTCCTGCGCATGACGTGGTAATTCCAGGCCAGGGGACAATATCGTGTGAGGCTGCCCGATGGGGTCTTTCATGCTGGGTTACTGATCCGGGCAACAATGTTGGCGCGCTTTGCTTTAGCCGTATGGGGCCTAGTGGGTCTGGAGTTATGCAATGGCCGCGCGGTCATGTTGATTACCTGCAAATGATGCACTGGATGTATGATAATGGCTGGATTGGCCATACCATTCTGCGCGGGCTGTCATTCGGATTCGAGATAGGCGGCACTAGCGGCATAGACCGTTCGGTGTATGTTAATGATCTATGGTGGTACGGAGGTTAGGGGAAATGGCATATACATCTCAGCAACTACAGCAATTGCATTCTCGAGGTCATGCGATGCCGCCAAGCTCGCAGAATGCGAGTAACAATCCGAGATTCCCAGTGGCGAATGCTAATGATCTCAGCAACGCTATCCGCGCGGTGGGACGCGCCAGGCCGAACACCGATGCGGAGCGTGCCAAGGTGCGGCGCTACGTAATAGGCCGCGCGCGGGCACTAGGGCTGTCATCGCAGATTCCGGACAGCTGGAATAGCGACGGTAGCCTAAAGCCGGGAGCCGCGTCGTTACAGGCCTTTCCGTGGGCTTCCCATATCCTACGGATAGGCGTACAATACCGGAAAAGGCCCAGGAGGCAAGAATGACAGAGGATGCCGGTGCGGCTAGTCCTGAGGGAACATCTGAACAGAGTGCCCAAGGTTCTGAACAGGACCAGGAAACAGGACAGCAAAACCAGGCTCCAAAGGGCCAGGAGAAACCACAAGAGAATACCTTGGAGTTCTGGCAGGCGGAAGCTGAGAAATGGAAGCAGTCATCCCGTCGCCACGAAAGAACTTCAAGAGAGAATTCTTCCGCAGCCGCAAAACTCGCGCAAATGGAAGATGCCAACAAGACCGAACTTCAGCGGGCTCAGGAAAGGGCTGACAAAGCCGAACGTGAAAGGGCCGAAGAACGTGCGGAAAGGCATAGGCTACTTGCCGCTGCCGCGCATGGCCTGGGCCCTGATTTCGTGGATTATCTGGGTTCTGGTGAAGAGGAAGACATCTTTGCTCGCGCGGAGCAGATTGCGGGATTCGTAAATACGGAAGTCAATAAGCGTGTCAACGATGAGTTGGCGCGTATGGGGATTCAACGTTCCCAGGGAAATGGCGGCGGTGCGCCTACGGCCGCTGCGGCCGCTAGCCTGGCGCTAGGCAGGCGGCCAGCGGAGTCACTACGGCCTGGCGGTGTTCCCGCGAGTAACCAGGCAAATGCGAATGACCCGAATGAGGCATTCCGGCAGATGCTGCAGGGCGGAAGGTAAGCCAGCGTAGCAAATGCGATTCGCCGAATGGCGACGATCAATCCAACAAACGCCATGAGGTGAATCATGTCTGAAACGAATGGCGAGGATAACGGCAACGGTAACGGAGGTAATGGAGTGAGCACTCCGGTATTTGATCAGGGAGTGGTCAGGGGTACCAATATCCTTGCCGTTCCCGACGGCCAACAGGATGTCCTGGTTCCTGAGCCGCTTGCCACGGCTATTATCCAGGAAGTCCCGAAACAAAGCGCGGCGCTTAGTCTCTGCCGGCGTACTGCGCTTTCAACCAAGACCGCGCGAATGCCGGTGCTTGACGTTCTGCCCGTCGCTTACTGGGTCGGCGGCGACACGGGACTCAAGCAGACGTCCACCCAGGAATGGAAGGGCGTCGTCTTGGTCGTGGAGGAATTGGCTTGCATTATTCCAATTCCGCAAGCATATCTCGATGATGCTTCCGTTCCGCTCTGGACTGAAATCCAGCCGCGAATGACAGAGGCAGCCGGTCAGCTAATTGACGCCGCAATTCTATTCGGCGTCAACAAGCCGGCAACATGGCCGCAGGCTATCATTCCCGGCGCTATTGCGGCCGGCAATGATGTTACGGCCGGAACCGGCTCTGACTTCGGTGTGGATGTCGCCAGCCTAGGCGAGATGATGGCCTATACCGGCTACACCGTTAACGGCTTTGCCGGGAAGCCCGGCCTCAACTGGATGCTGGTCGGAATGCGAACCGATCAGGGAATTCCTATCTACCAGTCGATTAATGCCGACATGTCGAGCAGCAGCGGCCTTTCAGGGAACCTTTATGGGTACCCCATTTCCATGGTGGACAATGGAGCGTGGGACCCAAGTGCGGCAGCCCTGGTTGGCGGCGACTGGTCAAAGGCCATTATCGGAATGCGTCAGGACATCACCTTCAAGCTGTTCACGGAAGGCGTCATTTCCGATGACACCGGTAAAGTCATTCTCAACCTCATGCAGCAGGACGCGGTAGCCATGCGAATGGTCATGCGGCTTGCGTATGCGGTCGCAAATCCTGTCACGACAATTGATCGTGACAAGCACATTGACGACAGGTTCCCATTCGGAGTGATTTCCGGCTCCGTCGGATTCCAGCCGTCCAGTGCCGGCATTAGCGGTCATAGTGGTCAGAGCGGTCAAAGTGTGCAGGCTACCCCTGCCGCCGCGCGGGCTACAAGCAGCAGTCAAACCGCTAGCCGGCAGACAAAGCCGACTTCTCATTAATCCCAAAACTCCAGGCGCGCAGTGAACGGGGGGAGTATCATGCGCAACGGGTTGCCACCGCTTGTCGATGTGGATGATATTACTGCGCGCCTGGGCCGGGATCTAACGGACAGCGAGGAAATGCGAATTGAATCCCTATTGCGGGATGCTAGTTCGCAAATCCGGCGTTACTGCCGTTCGGACTTCGCATTCATCGAGAATGATCTTGTAGATATCCGCGCGGACGGCGCTATTATCAAGCTGCCTGATACGCCGGTATGGGACATAGCTGCCGTTATGCTATTTCCTGGCGGATGGCTTCAGCCGTTTAGCCTGCTATGGTGGCGATTCGACGGCATAGATGAAATCATGGTTCCCGGTCCTGGCAGTCATGGCGTTATTAACTACCCGGAGATATTCCATGAGGACTGGTTTACCTGGAACCGTACATTCCGGGTTATGTATACGCATGGACCGCAGGAAGTGCCAGAGGAAGTCGCTATGGTTGCGGCTAACTCTGTTATTGCCGTACTTACTGCGCCGACACAGGCGGCTGGAGTTATTGGCGAGACTGTAGGCGCGTATTCATACCGGCTGGAGCGTAGCGGCGGCGGCCTAGCCGTTACTATTCAGCCGCAAGACCTAGCAATACTGAATGACTACCGTAATAAGCAAATGACGCATAAGCTGAGTATGTTATGTCGTTTCCTATGGGGCAAACCATTACGGTTATCCATAAGACCCTAACGGGCGTGGATGAATACGGCAATGATATTTATGACGGACCGGAAGTTGAAGTTGAAGGTTGCGCTGTTTCTCCGGCTATTCCTTCGGAGGATTGGCAAGCTACTTCGCAAGTTGTGGCAGACTTCACGATCCATATGCCCCAAGGTATAGTAGTAAATGGACCTTACGATGAGATAATCTTGCCGAATGGATTGCGGCTAGCTGTGGTTGGAATACCACGGGAATGGACTAGCCCGTTTACTGGGTTTTACAGGGTGCAGGAAGTTTTGGCGCGGTATGTATCGACTGGGGGTTCAGTGCCGTGAACAACCAGACTGAATATAAGGGCAGCCTGGAAGGCGTCCGCGCTATGTTGAGTAGCGAAATGATAGGCAAGATGCTACTTGAACGCGCGGAGCAAATTGCTGTTCGCGCGCGGAGTCTCGCGCCGGTAGGCGATCCGGATACAGACCCGCATTCCGGCAGGTATAAGAATAGTTTCAAAGTCAGGCTTTCATTTGACGCAAGTCGGAAACGGATGCAGGCTGTCGTATACAATGACAGTCCAGAGGCCATATTCGTGGAGAAAGGCACGGTGAATCAAGATCCTCAACATATCCTTATCCGCGCATCTATGGCAGCGAGGATTTAATGCCGCACGATGTTGACGCTTTTCCAGATTCCGAATTGGTTCTGGTGGCAGCGCTTACGCCGTTGCTTCAGCGTAGGTTCGGTAATAACCTGCGCGTCGTCACCATTCTGCCGGCAAACATTACAAATCCTGTTGTGCGGGTTAAAAGGACTTCCGGAGCGCAGAGAGACATAGTCCTTGACCGGCCTATTCTCGATGTGGACACATTCTGGACCGACTATGGGTTGGCCAGTACTATTTCGCGTCAGGTCGCAGCAGAGTTGCTTTCCATTCGCGGAGCGCAACTCGTGAACGGAGTGATAACAAACGTTAATGTCATTCAGGGAAGCCGATGGCTCCCTGACCCAAGTCCGGATCTATTTAGGTTCAACGCTTCATACGAAGTATTCATGCACGGGAGAGGAACGGGATAATGCCTCCTGCACCAGCCGATATCCGTAATGCCGACTTCACGTATGCCGCTGGCGATGTGGTCATGTATATCGCATCGCGCGGGACTCCGCCACCAGCCGGATTCGAGACCCTTACATCCGACGTATGGAAGTGCCTCGGATGGATCGATACGACTGGTGGTATTTTCGCGCTTACCTATACCACCAAGGACATCGGTGCGGCCGGAAGCCTATCAGCTATCCGTACCATTCTTACTGGCGGTACAAAGACTCTTCAGTTCCAGGCCCTGGAGGCCATGAACCCATACGTCCGCGCGCTATTCGATGACATTCAGGTAACGGAACTGGCTCCTGCATCTGCGGGCAATACGGCCAGCTACGTCCTGCCGGAAGTTCCGCTGGACAACCGGTATTGTGTCCTTATGGACACAGTAGACGGCGTCAAGGGAATGCGCCTATTCGCGCCAAACGGGAAAGTCACGGCGCGCGGCAACGACCAGGTACAGCAGGCCGACAACCAAAACCTGCAAATGACCTTTACATTCTACCCGGACACCATCGATGATGAGCGCGGAACAATGAAGCGCTATCTGCAATGGGATCCTGACAACCTTCCTACCGACTTCACGATGCCTACTCCGGTCGCGTATTCAGGCGGGCCAACGCCATTCGAGCTCATCCCGAATGCGCCCGGTCCGTCGCCATTCAGCGGCGGCGGCAGCGGCGGTGCCGTCCTGCGCGGACCGGACGGACGTTTCACTTCTGAAGTGGAGCAGTAATCGTGCCCGAGGAAATGGAGCCATTCCATCCGGATGAAGAGCCGGTAGACCTGGATCTCAAGGCGGTTGATGCGCAACTGCGAGAGGCTGTAGGAAAGCCAACGACCGTCAGGATTGACGGAATGGTAATCCACATCTCTCACGCGGCTGAATGGCCTTCATCCGCCATGCAAGCGGCGGCAAGAGGGCACTGGAATGAATGGGCAGTCGGGGTAATTCACGACCCTGCCGAATGCCAGGCATTCACAGATGCCGACCTGCCAAATTACCAGCTGGAGGCGGTATTTGACGCCTGCGCGCGGAAGGGGAATATATCCGCGCGAAAATCCAGGCGCTCACCCAGGTAGTATCGCAATTTGCGGATCAACTTGAGGCTGATCTGCAACGATATTACGGAATAGACTTCCTGGACCTATTCAGGCCTGGCAGTAATTTGTCATGGCGGAAACTAGGCGTCTTGATGCAATTCCTGCCGTCAGAAGCTGCTACCGTTACGGCTGTTCGTAATGCGTCAGTTAATGAGCCGACCATGACGGAATCTTCTGTTGATCCTGCGGACGGTCAATGGTCTGCGACGGAAATGCTGCTTGCCGGGATTATCGATGAGCTGCGTTGGTCGCGTTATGAATTCCGGCAGGTTAATTCGACGCAACCGGGGGATCCACCGCCGCAAGTTCCAAGGCCGGGTATTCGTGCTCAGAGACGTAGGCTGAGTTTGGAAGAGCGTAAACGGCTGGATCCGCGAATGAGAAAGGACAGCGATAATGGCTGAGGAAATTTTCGTCGGCAGTGTCGCTGTTGGCGTTGTCCCGCGTGCTACGGGATTCAGCGAGGACATCCGGTCCCAATTGGTTCCTGCTGCTGGAGATATCGGCAATGAATGGGGTCAAAGATGTTCTGAGGGGATTAATACATCCCTTGGTGATTTTATGGGGAGGTGGGGCGAATCCCAGGCAAGCCAGGCCGGAACTTCCGGCTCTGCTAGTGGCGAGCGATACGGAACGGCATTTCGCGACAAGATTGAGGAGATAATAGGCGAATTGCCGCCAGCCGAAGTTACTGCCAATACTACAGAAGCCCAGGCCGCACTCGATAGGCTCCGCGCCAATTTGGATGAATTGCACACCAAGGAAATAGGCGTGGATATGACTGATGCTGAGGCTATGGCCAAAATTGAAGAAGTCAAGGCCGCTCTGGAAGATTTGCGTCTGCAGGATGCAGGTCTGATGATTAATGCTAACAATTCAGAAGCTATGGCCAAGGTGGGGGAGGTAAGAGAAGAGATAGCAGGCCTGGAAACGCAAAGCATTATCACGATTAATGCGAATATTGATGAGGCGCTGGGTAAGGTAGATGAGCTAAGGGCTATTGCCGATAGGCCTGTTGATATCCCCGTAGTTATGAAAACTGCCGGCGGTGAGGCCACTCTTGCTTCTGGCGTTGAAAGGGATATGGAGGAAGCAGGCGAGGTAGGCGGCGCAGGCTTTGGCGCTAAATTCATGAACAAGATTCAGGGACTGGTTGGCGCCGGTAGTTCCGGGATGACGAATCTTGGCGAAGGCATAACCGGCAAGATGGAGACTATGGGCGAGGAAGCCGGTCATGAATTCGGCGGCGCATTTACTAATATTCTTGGCATTGTTTCTAAAGTCGGCGTGCCTACGGCTATAGCGGCTGCGGCTGTAGCGGTGTTCGCGGTAATAGGGGAGAAACTAGATACACAGCAAAAGCAGCTTGAGGCCGCGCTACAAACTGGCGGCCAGCGCTGGGATGAATGGTCTGGAAAGGTAACCCAGGCCGGACAGATGATGGCTCATTACGGATATACGCAAGACCAGGTTGACGCTAGTATCCGGCAAGTTTATCAAGTTACCGGGAACATGAATGAAGCGCTAGGCGCGCAGGCTGAAATAGCTAATATAGCAGCCCAGCGTCATACTGATCTTACCAGCGCTACTAAATTGTACGATCAGGCATTGACAGGGAATGCGCGGACGCTACGGCAATTGGGCGTAGTCCAGGCAACCGGGACTACAGAGGCCCTTGCTCTGTCCAAGGCTCAGACGCTAATGGGCTCGCAAATTCAGCAAGCTGGCGGTATGGCGCAATTTGCGGCCCAACACCATATGTCACTTCAGCAAGCTCAGAAATTGGCATCTGATGCGGCACACGGAAGTATAACGGCCTATAATCAATTGGGCATTGAAGTATTGCCGAAGTCCGCTACGGCTGCGCAAAACTATGCTCAGGTTCAGAGGCTTTTGAATGACCGGCTGGGCGGTCAGGCCGCAGCTCAGGCTGAAACGTTCGGCGGAAAGATGAATGCGCTCCGTGCGCAATTCACGGATGTAGCCGAGCAAGTCGGGATGAAGCTACTTCCGTATCTGGAAGACTTTATGAGCTGGCTTATTAAGGCTATGCCTACCATTACGCGAGTAGGCGGCGAGATACTGAAACTTGCCTCGCCTGTCGTTTCTACATTCTTTGTAGGGCTGGGCGAGATTATTCACGTATTGACTACCGGGCCACTAGGGCAGCTTGACAAATGGATCGTTATTGTCACAGTTTCCCTAACGGCGCTGGGCGCAGTGCTGCTATTCATTTCGGCTAACCCCATTACTGTTACTATTGCGGCCATAATCTTGCTTGTCGGCGTCATTACTAGGTTCCACACACAGATTGTAGATGGACTTATTAATGTGTGGAATGAAGTAGTTCATGCGCTACAGACTGCATGGAATACTATATCCAATATATTCACCTCGTCTCTGAACTGGGTTAGGCATGCATGGGATGACGCTTGGGGTGCTGTCAAGAATACGGCGGGAACCGTATGGCACGATATCGAGAATGTAATCAAGGACTTCTTTGGGTGGCTTGCTAATACGTTTACTGCGTCTCTCAACTGGGTTAAGAATGCCTGGGATACGGCATGGACTTGGGTAAAGGACTTCCTGGCGGCAGAGGCTCATGGTTGGGAGACTATACTCCATGACTTCTGGGGATGGGTAGCCAATATCTTCTCCAGTTCAATTAACTGGGTTCGCGGTGCATGGAACGATGTATGGCATTGGGTTACGGACTTCCTTCAAGCCGAGGCACGCGGCTGGGAGACTATACTTCATGACTTCTGGGGTTGGCTCGCTAACATCTTTACATCATCAATTAACTGGGTTCGCGGCGCATGGAATGATGTGTGGCGATGGGTTACGGACTTCATACAGCTTGAGGCGCGCGGATGGGAAACGATATTCCATGACTTCTGGGGATGGCTAGCGAATATATTCACTAGCTCGCTCAATTGGGTTAAGTCGGCGTGGAATGATTCCTGGATCTGGGTGAAGAACACCCTCCAAAATATTCTGCGTAATGTTGAAACTATATTTCACGACTTCTGGGGGTGGACTGCTAATGTGTTCAACAGTTCTCTTTCCTGGGTTCGTAATGCATGGAATTCTACCTGGACTTGGGTAAAGAATTTCTCAGCCGGCATATGGCATGACATAACTAGCGCCGCGCAGCAATTCTGGCAAGGCATAACTCATGGATTCCAGAACCTAGTAACCGGCATTAAGAATATATGGCACGGCCTACAAGATGCCGCCAAGACTCCTGTCAAGTGGGTCATTCAATACGTTTTCAATGACGGCATCGTTAAGATAGTTCATGCTATTCATGACATCATCGGCATTCCGGATATGAAGCCGATTGCGACGGCCGGTTGGGCGCGTGGCGGTGTTATTCCTGGATGGTCTCCGGGCGTGGATAATGTATTGGTCCCGGTATCCGGCGGTGAGGGAATTCTTACGCCGGAAGCCGTTGTCGGGATAGGTGGTCCGGCAGTCATAGACATGCTCAACCGTACATATGCCGGATATCGTGGCGGCGGATATGGCAATGCCGGAGGCGGTTTCCAGAATGGGACCGGTAACCTAACGGTCGTGCAAGGGCCTACTGGCGGCATTATTCAGAGCATCAATCCTAACCCAACCGGGGACAAAGGACCGCTAACTACATATGGGACGGATGTGGGCGGCGCCATTGTGAATAAGGGAGCCAATTGGCTTCAGAAGGCCGTAGGCTTTGCGCGGGACTTCGCAGGCGACCAACTCGGCAATCTTCTGAACAGCACCCTTAATCCCCTCATTAATAGGATTCCCGGTATGAATACCGGATTCGGGAAGTGGATTAAGGCTGCTGTTCAGCACTGGGAAGGCCAGATTGTAGACTTCATTAAGGGAACGATGTCATTTGCCGGAGGAACGGCTAGTGCGCAGGCTATCGTTGCCGATGCGGAAAAGTACATCGGTCATCCTTATCGGTATGGCGGGCCATCTAATCCCGGTAAGGGTTTCGACTGTAGTTCTTTTGTGTCTTATATTCTTGGTCACGATTTTGGCCTTACTATTCCGGGTGGCTCCTGGCAACAGGTAACACAAAATGGTGCGGGCCACGGGCCGGTTGCCTCGGCTTACCTGACGTGGTCCGGGGCAAAGACTAAGGGCAGTGACCCGAATAGCGCAGCGGCCGGAGACCTTACGATATGGCCGACTCACATCGGGTTTGCGCGCGGGCCGAACCAGATGGTGTCCGCATTCGACACCGCAAAAGGCACTATTAATACGACCATTACTGAAGGCGGTCCCACCGGGGAAAAGCTGACGCTGCGTACTATTATTGCCTCTACTGGTGGCGGCGCTGCGCCGCCTGGCGGCGCTACCGGTACGGCCATGGCTAATGGTCTTGAGCTTTACCATTACCTACTAGCTAATCTATTCGGCGGACATCAGGTTGCGGCTGCAGGCGCGACGGCTTCTATCTGGGGTGAGTCCGGATGGAATCCCTTTGCTCAGGGTACTGGCGGCCGTGGCCTTATCGGCTGGACTCCGCCATCGACTATTAGCGATGCTGACTTTAAAGGCGGAATGGCTACGCAGCTGCCGCAGATTATCGTATTCGTAAACCGCAGCGGCGACATGGGCGTTATCAAGCAGATGATGCAGGCTACATCCGTCCTGAATGCGGCTAACCTTTGGGGCAAGGGCGTTGAGCGTTACGGAATTAATGACGTCCATTCTACGGGCATCCAGATTGCTACAGGATTTATGAGTGGCCCGCCTGGATTTGCGGCTGGCGGCAGGCCTAGTAGCCAATGGGGCTGGGTTGGCGAGGAAGGGCCGGAACTAGTATGGTTTGGTCCGGGCAGCCAAGTTCTATCTCACAGAGACTCTATGCGCGTTACTTTCCCTGGCGGGGTTAATGCGGGGCATTTCGCGGCCGGAAGTATCCCTGGAACGCTTCCTGTTTCCGGCGGCAGCGGGTCTCTCAAGAATGTTGAAGTAAAACTTGACGCGCTAATTAAGGCAACCAGAAGTGTCGGCGGCGATGTCGGTTCCGCATTGAACACAACCGGCCGTGTGGCCGCGCATCGTACGGCATTTGGAGGAAGGTAATGGCCGACTCTTTGATCCTGGCTAGCGCTATCGAATTGTTGATGCGGGACAGTGGTCCGCCATACTCGCATTTGCCAGGACTAGAGAACACGATTTTTGCCCTGAATGACCAGCAGGACACATTCAGCCTAGGCGCACCGCAGCCGACTGTAGATATTCTGGCCACACTTATTACGGATGGCGAAAGGCCGCAAGGAAGGCGTGCAAGCAACCGGACCGTCGCGCTACCTATAGCCATCATCTCGGACACTCGCGACAATCTAGCCGCAGCCCGTGAGACGCTATTCTCGCTTGTGAATGCGGACTGGTTTACCCTGCGGTATGAGCGCGCGGACTCGAATACAGGGCCCATTATCCTGGACTGTTGGCGTGCAGAGCCTGCCAACATTACTTATTCACAATTGGCAGAACAGCAGTTCGCCTGCGAATTGACGCTGAACTTCCAGGCCTTGCCGTATGGGCGTAGTGATGCCCCTAATACTATTACGTTTGCCTCACCTGTAGCCGGTTCAACTCCGCCACCAGACCCAATCCTTATGGATGGCTTTGATCAGGTTGAGCCGACGCAAACAGCTGCGTGGGCATTGTTCGAATCTCCGAATGCCGTAGCGGGGAATACTGCTATTTACTGCGTGGCGACAACTGAGCTAACTGTGCCGCAGTATACGGTCTGGTTTCCGCAGCCGAAAAACCTGATGCCTGGAATGCAGACAGACATCTTGAATGTGATGCAGTTCTGGGCCGGATTCGCATCGCAGAAATTCTACGGGAACTGGGCTAATCACCAGAGCGAGATTATATTCAACATTCGCCTGTACGACGGAGGCGGTCATCAGATTGCGGCAGGCTGCCATCAGATAGTAACGCAAAGCAATAACATGTCTCAGCCAAAATGGTCTCCGGTCTCGATTCGTATGCCGGTAAGCAATGTGGACTTTGATTATACGAATGTCGTGGGCTATACCTTTACTGCGACAAACCATGCCAAGGCAACGGATGCCCTTTACCTAAAGGACAGTCAGATATACCTGGACAGTTTCTATGCGGTCTCGCCTTCCAGTGCCGTATCGAATGTCGAGCGCGGGTCAATATACCGGCTTAATGGCATCGAGGGCAGCGTCCATACGCCGGTCAATATTGCCGCAACACAAGAGGGATCTACAGCGCCGCAAACGACGACATTTAATGGCGTGGGCCGTTCTTCATGGCAGGCTCCAGCAGGAGTTACCCGCGCGACGGTAACGGCTATAGGGACAGGTGGCCCAGCCGGGGCAACGTCGTGGGCGGGTGGCGGAGGCGGTGGCGAGTGGGCCCAGGAGAGTGTAGTCCCGCTTACGCCTGGCCGGGTATACCCGGTCGTAGCTTACGGCGCTCAGGCTCCACTACGGAGTGCGCCGGATGGGACTACTAACTGGTATAAATGCGGCCGGTATACGTCCACATTGCCTACAACAAACATCAATGTTCCATTCACGGCTGCTGTGCCGGTAGGCAATACTGTATTCGTGCAGGTATGTGCGTCTTCGCATTCGCCTGCGGTCCGGGTAACTGACCCCGTCAACGGACAATACGACTGGATTGCGTACGCCACTGCGCGGGATGGAACGTATGTCGCCATTTTCGCCAAGTTCAATGCCAATGCGCTGACGACAAGTAATTACGTTACCGTGACATTTAGTCAGGCTGTCGCGGACGTTGTCGTCATGATGGCGTACAAAGGCGGATTGCTTTCGTCCATGGCGGATTCAGGTTCGTCCGGATTCAGCGCCGGCATATTCAATGACTCAGGCTGGTGGATTAATAGCAATCCTATGCTGAATGCGCTTAATGACTGGATGCCGGGTAACTCGAATACTGCCATCAATATGGGTGACCTTTCTAATGTTAATCAACAGCCATTCTCGCCGATTGCCCGCGTGACTGCGCCTGGCGGCGGCAACCCTGCCATTATCAGTTCGCCTATGCCTGTGCGGGAAGGCTATTCATATTACCCGAAACTATATGCGAATCTCAGCGCGGCCGGAAGCGTCACCATTACAATACAATGGCTGAACACGGCCGGTACACAGATAGGCACCGGGACTTATACGGCAACATATACGGCTAATCAATGGAACTGGAATTTCAAGAATACCGCAAGCGGCGCTCTTACCGCGCCAACCGGAACGGCAACTTGCAGGATACAGGCGAGTGCCCCGGCCGGGACTACATTTGGGGTAGGCGTATTCGGGCTAGTCTCTTCCAAGGGGGCAGGCGGCCACTACATAGCCATTACCGGTAATGCATCCGGAGTTCATCCGGCTACACCACAGGAATGGACTCTGCTTGACTCCGGATATTACGGCAACCTGGCTTGCGATGTATACATGCTGAATAATGTACCGGGCGAGGGAATTGTATTCGGGCAGGTTGGCTCCTTTTCCGGTAATGTCAACTGGTGCGCGTCCCTGATTTATGTATGGGGCAATTCCTGGTTTAGCCGTTTTGACGGGGATGGCGTAATTGTTCAGGCGCACGGCGGAACAGGCGGCAACTATACGGGTACCGGTAGCGGTGCCGGTGGTCCAGGCGGAACAGGAAGCCTGAATTCATCGCATAGTGACGGTGGTAATGGCGCTGGCGCGGTATCGGCTACGGTCGGCGGTGGCGGTGGTGGTAGTGGCGGCAGCGACGCCGCGACCACATTCATTGATGATACGGATAGCAGTTTTACCTGGGGCTTTCTGACTACTCCGCCACAATTGATTAGCTCTGGAATTCCGTCAACACATACCATTACGCAAGGCCGCGTATTTACGTCAGGAACCAAGATCACGCAGTTTGGCGCTGTCGGACCGGAGGATTGTGTTCTGGTCGTGATTCTCGCGGATGATCAGAATGCTAATGGCCATTCTGTTTACCTGTCTGATACTAAAGGCAATACGTACGGCTACATTCAGGATATGGCGCTGTTGAATAACCGTCGTGCGTATCTTCTTTATGCTCACAAGACAAACCAGCCTGGAGGCCGTAACCTGACGCCGCTTGTCGTAGGCGATGAAGTATTCCTAAAGAGTAATTCCACGGCCGGGAATTACTATGTATTCACATTCGTACATCATGGTGTGGAGCGTATTATCGGGAATGTTGGCGGCGGGAATGGCGGCGGAACGCAGAATGGACGGTTCACTGCGACCAGCGCAACGGTCAATGTGACCGGATTCAATAACCCGAATCCGGGGCATTTTGTGTTCTCTATTAGCGATGCGGCCAGCCGTGCTGTTACATCTATGGCGCCATCGCAGAATCCGTCGGCTGGCGTATTTGACATGTCTACATTCCGTCCTTCTAATCAATACTGGACTAATAACCAGACCGTAGTTCAGGCATACTGGAAAGGCAGCGAGTCAACCACAAGCGCTACATTCCAGTTTTCCCGCGCAGACGCGGCCGAAGTCAGCTACCTCATCACCACATTCCAAATGCGCGGCCCAAATCCTCCGGGCGCTGCGCCATGGTGGCAGACCTGGAATAATGATGCGCGGGTACGTAACGGAACGGCGCACTTGACGAATCAGGCAAACTCATTTACCAGGATCGCATTTCAAGGCCAGCAAATGCAGTTGGTCGGGCAGGTAAGCCCAAACAGCGGCCAGGCTCTGGTATCCCTGGATGGAAAGCCGTTCACGATAATGGATACCTACTCGCCTGTCGAACATTATCAATCCGTCATTTATGATACGGGCCGGATGAGCGCGGGCCAGCATACTCTTGAGGTCCTAGTCCCATGGTGGCGTAATCCACAATCAACAGGCCCATGGATAAACCTGGACGGGTATTTCGTCATTACGCCAGGCGGCGCAGGAGTATCCGCGCCAGGTCAAACCGGAGGCGGTGCGTCACCCGGAGGCGGCGCAGGAGGTAATGGTGGGAGTGGTGGCGCTAACGGAAGTAATGGCGGCAATCCTGGCGGCGGTGGCGGTGGTCCTGGCGGCCTGGGCGGATACGGGCAAGTACAGCTCACATACATCTCTCAACAGCCTCCATTCAAAACCCTCATCCTCCACAGGCCTAGTATCGACGGGAGCAAAACCTTGCTTCCATACATCGCGTGCGCGTCCACTACCGTGCCGACTAATGACATCGTGCAGGGACTTACGCCTGGAATACCGCCGCACTTTAAAGGCACATATACCATTATGGTCGCAGCGGCAACCTTTAACAATCCGGGTGCTGCGCGGACAATTACGGTGACCGTTACGGAGTATGAATCCGCTCCTGGCGGGTATCTTACCGGCACATACAGTACACAAGTTATAAGCCGTTCCGTTGTGCCGAATACTGACGCACAGAATTACATAGTAGCGGTAGGCGAATTGACCCTGCCAAATCGCGACATTCCGGAAGATAATGCGAATGCGACTTATCAGGTCATAGTAAATAGCTCGAATGGCGCAGACCAAATTGAAGATGTCATGTTCCTTGACACGATGGGGCAGACAATATTCATTAATGAGACAACCGGTTATGCGCAGTTCTTTGTGGATGAGCCATTCCCCGACCGTGATATCGGCCTGATTGCCGGATCGCAATTTGACCGTGACTTTGCTGTATCAGTAATGCAGAATTCATTCCCGTCAGGCGGGCCATTGACTGTGGAGCCTGGCGACAATATCCTATTCGCGTACTGCCGTGAAGGCGCACCGTCTCTAGTAGCATCCTATTTCCCGCGCTACTTCATAGACAGGGTTGTGAGCTAATGCCTATGGATCTCGCGCAGATAACGTCGCGCCTAATCCGGCTTGAAAGGCTTATTGCGCCTATTACCGCAGCAGGTAGCGGGCAGGCCGGACAGGTGTCCGGAATAGCGCAGGCCGTGGCAGACCTTCAGGCTCAGGTTAATGGAATCCTGATTCCTGAATTCTCGACTTCGACATGGGACACAAACTGGTATACGGTCCCGAACTACAACAACAATATTGAGTACCGGCTAATGGCATCACATACGCTACAGGTATACGGAATGCGCGCCTGGGGAGCCACAGGAGGCACGGCTTTGCCGGCAGGCTCCACGGCCTGTAATTCCGCGCACCCGCTGCCGTCTAACTGCAGGCCTTCCGGCGTAGTGTGTCTTTCCGTAGGCTCTACGACAATCGGAGCACGTGCGCGAATAGAATTGCATTCGGACGGAATCATCTATGCCATGAGCGGCAGTTATGCCGAATTCAATGCGGTGGTTTATATCCCATGAGTAGCAGCCAGAAGAATTCCGGGCAGGTGTGTACGTACCCGCCAAACAATGCGCCAAATCCCGGCACGCGGCGCTGGCTTGGAGCGCTTGGGCATTGCACCGGACTTCAATATGACTACCTTTTGCCTGGCGGATGTAATTCTATGTCTATCACACTAGACCAGCCGCCACAATGGCGTAGTGACGCACTTAATCCGGGCCGCATTACCGAGGTATGGCGCGGCAGCAGCCGTATTTGGGAAGGCATTCTTGATGAGCCGGTCCCAGGGACTTCGGGATGGAGTATTACCGCTCATGGCGCGGGACAGTATGGGACTTCCTTTATGGCCGAATACGTGACGTGGAATCTTGATAACCCTTTGGACCGTGCTATTAACCGTGGACTGCGATGGCGCAAGCCGGTATTTGGGAATATGGGATGGATGCAAAATCAGTCTAACAACGCCTCTATAAACATTACTGACTTCCTGACTAATGCAACTATCCAGGCTGGCCTACTATGGAACGTAGATACGCGGCAGGATAATCTGCTGCAGATAGTCTCGGTGCCTACGGCCGTAGACCGCATTATCGTTTGTACCGTTCCCGTTCCGCGCACTCTCGCGGCAGGCCTTAACCGGCTGTGGTACTCGTATGTGAGCAGCGATGACGGTAGCGGTAACCAGGTCATCACCACTAGTCCGGCGCTTAATCAGGTTGCCATTAATCAATGGGGCGCACAAGAGCAGATTGTCGACATGACGCAGGCTGGCCTAATGACTTCGCAACAGGCTGCCGCGAATGCGAATAACATCTTGAATCAGTATGACCGCGCAAACTATAGCGCTGCGTTTACCGTCCAGTACGGGCAATACCTAACCATGGGCGGTTCGCCTATCGACCTTGGGACGGAAACGGCCTACCCTCATGTTGCGCGGGTAATCCTAACGGACGGAAGTTATGGCGGCGAGGTAATCCCTACGCCCATAACGTTTGTGGTAGCGCAATACGCTTATGATGATGATTCACAGACGGCAGCAATAACTCCGTACCAGAATTACAAATCAGATCTTTCAACGCTCTTGACGGCCGTAGTCCCGGCGCTACGCCAATGAAAAAGGCCGGTCATTGACCGGCCTTTTCCTTTAGTTAATCTGCGTGACAAGTCTCTATTTGAGATTCGGCGTTCCGTCATGACGCTAGCCGGTACCGGACCGTCAAAAACTTCCCGATCGTCAAAAATTTTTTGACTACTTTCCGCATGCGCGAGTAGCGTTGCGTAGTCAGAATCGAACGGGTTCGTCAATGTTCGAACGAACCGCCGAAGAACTGCACACGACCTGCAGGAATCCCTAACTTTCGTTCCGCAATAGATAGTGCCTAGGATGTGCCTAAGTCCACTAGCGTCCACCTCCGCATGGTTACGGTGCAGTTGCGTTTCCGTAGTCATGACGTAGCGGAAAGTAGTCAGAAAATTTTTGACGGTCCGGGAAGGTTCTCATGTGCGGTACGGTTCTACCTAGTGCCGCTGGCGAGAGGCTGGCGGAACGAACGAACCATGGAGGAATCATGACCGCGCCGACCAAGCCGCGCCGGACGCGCGCTGCCGCTCCTAAGACGGAAGCCGTTACCGAGACCAAGACCACCGCGCGCCGTACGCGGACCGCTGCCGCCAAGCCGGCAACCGAGACCAAGCCAGCGCCGCGTACCCGTAAGCCAGCCGCTACGCCGGCAGCCGCCAACGGGAAGTCCACCATCAAGGTCTCGTTTGGGGAAGTCGAGTTCACCGACTACAGCGCCTACGCGGCTAAGGTTCCGACTCAGCAGGTCCAGGACTGGCTGACCTGGCTCCAGGCCGTTACCGGCGTCCAGTTCAAGACGGAAGCCGAGATGAAGGCCGCGTACCTCGCTTCCACGGTCCTGCGGTTCAAGTGGCAGGAAGCCGCGCGCAACGCCAACTCCCCCGCGCGGAAGAACAAGTAAGGATGAGCCGACGTGGCGGCAGGGCGGTACGCTTCCGCGCGTACCGTCCGCAGGCCCTAACCGAAGCGGAAATCCAGCAGATCCTAGACACGACGTTCGCAGCGCTCCTGGAGCCTAGGCTGGAGCGTACGGAGGCAGGCCGGTACCGGCTTACCTATACCTCCAAGCTAACCGGCGAGCGCGTTACGGGTGGAGCCTACTCGGCTAGCATGTGGCGGAGGGTGTACCTCGCGTCGGACCCAAAACCGGACAGGCCGTGAAACCTGCCCCCTGTGGGAATGATTCTGCAGGGGGCACGGTTATACCTAGTGAGGCTGGACCGTCCAGCCGGAAAGGTGGTTTGTGATGACTACTTCTGGGAAGATGGCGGAGGCAGCCGCTACTATCCGCGCGGAGGCACAGCGCCTAGGCGTTACGGTTACCGGGCACGACGGTATCGTTACCGTCCGCAAGACGTTCACTCCTGGCGACAAGGCGGCATACGTTACCGCTGAGTCGGACTGCTACGCCATCCTCCGCCACTTCCGCATGGTCCGGGCTGGGTCGGTGTGGGGTACGGATTCCGGCAGCGTAGGCGGTGCGGTAGGGCTGGAGGGTGGCTACTGCGTCCTGAACATGAGTGGTGTTGCGGTTCGCCTAGTCCGCGCGCTAGGCTAATCCCGGCAGGCCGGTAGGAAACTACCGGCCTTCACCACATGTGGCCATAAAATCCCTACCAACTTACTAGATAGGAAACATCATGAAAGTACGCATCACAGGAGTCCGACGCAAGCCGCCAATCCGGAGTGGCGATCCATCGCATGGTTCCACACGCTTCCGTTATGTTCCAAGACCGGATGAAGTGTTCGTCAAAGAGGTCAGCCGCATTTCTGACGGATGGGACTGGATCGTGCCGCCTGACATCATCGTTACGCGCGTGGAGGTACTGCCATGAAACTTCCTGAAGTTTTTCTGCAGGACGGGAAGTATCCTGCATGCCTAGGCGTTATACCTAGTAGAACGGAACGGAACGGGAAGAACGGAGAGAGTCATGAAGCTGATCGCCTGGAACATGAGCGACGGGATGGTCGAGATCCACAAGGCCGGCTGCAACCACCGGAAGTCAACGCGGAACGCCAAGGGCCGCAGCCGCCAGGACCAGGTTGAGTTCGGCCGTACGGACTGGGCTAGCCAGTACGACTTCGCCCATGACTACTGGGACAACGGAATCCTCGATGAGTATGAGATGGAGTACGGCGAAGGTTCGTTTGACGTCTTCCAGGAGATGGACTTCATGCCCTGCACCAAGGGACTTCCGCGCCACGAGTACGCGGCTGAGGTGGCCGCCGAGACTCCGCTAGCCGCGTACGCGGGCAAGGAGATCACCGAGACCATCCGCGAGTACGCGGCATGGCTAACCGAGCAGACCGGTTACGAAGTGGACCTGCGTACCGTCGCGCTAGCGGGTACGCTCCGCGACAAGTTCCAGAAGAGCCGTAGGGTGGCCTGAGAGCCACCCCGGAAGGCCGGAAGGGTAGAGATACCCTACCGGCCTTCCAAGCGCTTACGGTCCATCTCTGCCACGCGGAAAAAACTTCATGAAGTTCTGCAGAACGGGAAGTATCTGCACATCCTGCACGTTATACCTAACGTAAGGGAAAACGGAACGGAAGGAAGTGGCGAGATGAGCAAGCGGCCCGGTGGTGAGAAGAGGGGAAGCGCTGCAGACCGTCGTGCCCGTAAGCACTGGATGCTGCGGACTTGGGGCGATGGCGAGAACTGCCCATGCGTCCACTGCGGCCAGCCGCTAACGTTCGCTACCGTAGAGGCAGACCGGATCGTGCCGGGTGGGCCCTACCGTCGCGACAACGTCCAGCCCGCGTGCCGGTCATGCAACCTAGCGCGTAGCGACAACGCCGCATGGACGTACGCAGCCGCGTAAAAAAGTTCAGAAGAGCTACGGGGTGAGGAATGATTCTGCACCCCGTAGCGTTATACCTTAGTAGAACGGAACGGAAGGGGCAAGAGGATGAAGACTCCGGTTTGCTACGAAGACTATAAGTTCGCCACAGACGTTGCACGCGAGATACGCGACCACTACAGGCGCAGCGACCTGCCGTTCACCTACCTAGGGAGGGCATGATAATCATGGCTACGTTTACGTTCGGCTTTAACCGGCAGCAGTACCTTTACTACCTTACAAACAACGAAGACCAAAACCCGCGCGCAACAATGGACCTTGTGGAGCGGAGTAACGGAACATGGGTTGTGGACGGTACGCATTCCCTTTCCCGTTATGCGGGAGAGGATATCTTCCAAGTCCAGCAGGCTCAGCGAATTTGCCAGAAATGCGGCGACATGGTCGTGAAGGGAATTTCCGGCTTCTGGACCGACACATTTGGGTCCGCGCAATGCGAGCCAATGCAGCTTCATGACCCGACGCCGGAAGCCGAAGACTAGGCCGCGCGCGGAATACCCCCCCGTATCCCACGGGAGATGGACGCTAGTGGCACGCTAGGGCCGGTCCAGCCGTAAGGGCTGGGCCGGCCTTTGCACGTCTTAGGCGTGGGCTCCGGTGGGTTTACGGCCGTGTTCCGGCCTGGGTCCGGGTGGTCCGGTAGCCTAGGCGCGGGGGAGATGGGACGCGGCTGTCTGCCGGTCCCTGTGGCCCGGTACCCGTGTCTGGGCTGGTACCGGGCCACTTCCGTATTCTCCGCATTATCTTCTTGACTTCCTTATCCCCCGGCATCACTAGCCCGTTTTCCGTGTACGCCTGCATTGCTACCTCCGCGCGCAGCCGTAGGCTTCCGCGCATTTCGTCCGTGTGAAGTGCCTTTGGCTTTTCTTTCTTGCGGCGCATGGTCATGATCATAATCGTCGTAAGTATTATGCATCCTATCATGGTAGGCGCGCCAAAGTCGCGCGAGGTATTCCTGGTCTTGAATGGGACGGAATTCCAAATGAACCATTCCGCCAAGGTCTTCTTTGTGCCGGAGTTCAAGATGCTTTTCCACGGTCTTGTCGTCCATATCCCATGAATTGGGAACTATTGTCATTCTGTCCGCCTTTTTGGTGAAAGGTGAGGCCGCTACCGGAATCCAGTACGGCAGCGGCCTCACGTCTCTATTCTACTGCGCTTCCTCCTGCGCGGGCATTTCGCCCTGCGGCTCGGGAATGTCTTCCGCAGTCTCTTCTTGCTGGGTTTCCGGAGACCCCATTGTTGACTCGCCTGGAGTCATGGTCTCCTCGCCCGGCTCACCGGGTGGTGCGAATGTTTCCTCGCCGGGCTCATTGGGGGAGTTCATTGTCATTGTCTTTTCCTTTCTTTTCGGGAACTGCATTATTGCGGTTCCGACTTTTCCTGGCGAATGTGCTCGCCGAGGAAGTGATGCGTCCGTTCCAGCCAGGCAAAAACAAATGCCCCAGCCAGAGGCGCAAGCCAGTCGACAAAGTCCCGCGCAATTCCTGGCGCGGTCCCATTGAACACCCATGTCTCCAGGATCCAGATAAGAGCGCCGCCTATCATTGCGCCCAAGCAGGCTGCAGTAATGGTCATGGCCGGAATGCCCGTTCCCAGGTCTGTGGCCCGACTTGGCCGGTAACCTGAAGGTTAAACCGGCGCTGGAATTCCCGCGCAACTCCGGAGGATTGCGGGCCGAATATCCCGTCCACGGAAATGTTCCATCCGCGTTCACGCATTCTAGCCTGCCAGCGCCGGATATCGTCACCACGCTGCATCGGCGAGGTAACGGTCATAATGCGGCCTGGGAACGCAGGGACTCCGGATGGCGGCGCTGGCGCAGGCTGGGATGGCGCTGGCGGCGGATTGCCTGGTGGGCCCTGATTGTCGCGCCAAGTTGCCGGCCATGTATTCGGGCCGACGCGGCCGTCAACCGGCAAGCGCGCTATTTGCTGTACTTGCCGGCATGCGGATTCACTAATGGGGCCATAGGCTCCGTCTACCTGCACGTTATTCCAGCCGCGCGCCCGGACGCGAGTTTGCCATGTACGGACATCATCTCCGCGCATTACCGGTGGCTGGCGTATAATGCGGCCCGGAAATGCAGGAGTACCGGCTGGCGTATTTGGAGACGGTGCTGGCGCGGGTGCGCCGCCTGTAGTCGGCATTCCATTCCTTACCCATTGCGTAAGGTTTGGGCCAGGACAGCCGGTAGCGAAATGCTGGCCGTGCCATGACATGGATAGCGTACGGCCTGCTACGCCATTAAGCCAGTTGTATAGAGCACGAGTCGCATTCAGCGCTGCTTGTGGCGGAGTCTCGCCTACTGCGATCATTACGCACACGCCCCAGCCGTCCGTATTGCGAGGCGGCGAATGAATGCCGCGAACGTCACGGCCGCAGCCTTCATAAATGGTACCGGAACGGCCGACCAGGAAATTGTAGCCAGGAGCGGCTGCCCATCCTTGTCCTTGCCTATGGGACCTTTCTATTGCCCGCACGACTGCGCGCTCATCGGCACCGACCGCAGATCCCGGCCAATGGACGACAAAGAATCTCCGCGCAGACGGAGCTACATGGCGGCCGCCAGGAATGGAGAATTGCGCGCCCCATTCCCTGCGGGTTATTATGCGAACCATCGTCATTCCTCCGGATCAGGAATGGACTTAGGCAATTCGCCTAGATCCTTGTCTGCCTCGTATTCGTCAGGCACGACATCCTCTGGGCTATCTGTGGACTCGATTGGCGGCTGTTCGTGTTGGAAGTCCGGATGGAAAGGATCAAAGTCCTCATCCGAATGCGGCGGGATATCTGTCATGGATACACCTTTTCTACGTCACCGGTGCCTGCCATGTGGCAGCCCAGGTAACCGGTCCTACTTTGCCGTCTGGTGCTAGTCTCTTTTCCCTTTGGAATGCACGGCATACGCCATCGCTTTGTGTACCGAATATCCCATCGATGGTAATGCGCCATCCGCGCGACGACATTTTAGCCTGCCATTCGCGCACATTGGGTACTCGTGAGTTATGGTCCTTGCTGAAGTAATCGACTTTGAGAGCCGGCATACCGCTTGCTGGCGCGGGTGCTGGCGGTGGAGCATTGTCTAGTAGTACAGCACGGCCTAGGCCACGCGCGACATTATAACGCTTCTGACGGTCTGCTAGGCCGCGTGTACCGCCATTAATGCGGCGTGTGGCGCCAAGTACGTCATCGCGGTCTGATATCTCATTCAGCCCATGCTTCCGCCACCACCATGCCGAAATGCGGAATGCATGCTGAGGCTGGGCGGCAATTTGTGGCTGCTGGACTAGCGGCAGGTTGAGTGCTTTTCCGGCTTCCGTGTAATTGTAACGGCCGGTAATTTGAATTGGGCCACGGCCTTTGAACCGGACTCCGTCACCGCGCTGGGTATTGCCCAAGTCCTTGCGGCCTTCATAAGCCGCACCGCTGGCTATTTCCTCCATGTACCGGAGACTGCCGGACTCGTGGCCGACTTGGGCCAGCCACATCCAAATGCGGTTAACATTCGTAATGTTGAATTCCCGCATTGCCTGTTCCATATGGCCTAGGTATACCGCAGCTGTTCCGCGCGGAAGGCCTGGCATCGCAGCCATCAATGTCTCGGTTTTCATGGCGATACGATCCACATTTCATTTACGAATACGCTTGTGCCGAATCCTGGCGATCGGCTTCCCGATACAACTATGATATCGTGCCCTACATCGATGGACTCCAGCTGCTTCCGGAATCGCGGGAAACTAAAGCGGGTAGTGCGGCAGTACACATCCTCATCGCCGTCATCGTAACAGCGTAGGACGCAATAGTCCTGTAGCTCCGGGGATTTCATCTGCTTGAGAATATCATCCATTTCATCACCGGTCCGCGACCGTTCGTTCTCTGCTGCATTCTGATACTCTCGTGCGCGGACAATACCGGCGTATATGACTTTCTGCATTTTGAATTTAACGGCGCCACGCTTGGCATTCTTTCCTGCGCCCATTGAAGAAGCGGCATTTGACTTTTCTGCTAGTTCAGCTAGCTGGTCTCCGGTATGCGTCGGATATGGGCACGGCATCCGGCCGTTCTTTATCTCGTGACGTAGTACGTTTAGAATGTATTCGGCATACTTCAGGCGGAATGGGTCTTCACGTTCGCAGAATTCCCGCCAGCCGTCCGTTCGCTTGACGCCTATCCCGTGAATGGCGTGAAGGTCTTCCCATTTAGTTACGTTCTTTGCCTTGGAGATTAGTTCTGCTTGCTTTGGGCCTAGCTTCGGGATACTAGACCAGTTGGCGTACAAGGTCTTATTTTCGGCCTTCCAGCGGATACCACTCTTGCCTATTACTGGAGCGCTAACTGTAAAGCCGTGTTTCTGTGCGTCGCGCATAAGACGGAACTTGACTTGCGGATCTACGGCTTTGGATAGAGATGCCGCATAGAATTCGGCTGGGTAGTGAGTCTTGAGCCAGGCGCACCACCACGCCAACGTTGAGTAGGAAACGGAATGTGCGTTTACGAATGAATAGGTTCCGGACGTGACTATCCGTTTCCATATCTTTTCTGCTGTCTCCGCATCTATGTTATGAAGTCGTTTTGCGCCTTCCACGAATGATCCCATTGAGACCTGGAATGCAGCCTGGCCGAGTTTCTTGGAGATAATGCGCCTGATCTCGATAGAGTGCCCCCAGTCGAATCCGCCTATGATACGGACAATCTGAAGGATTTGCTCTTGGTATATGATCTGGCCTTTTGTGAGCTTTGTGATTTCATCCGTAATAGGATGGTATCTTTCAGGTTGACGTCTTCCATGTTTGACATCACAGTACTCAGCGGTCGTACCCGAGAAAAGTGGACCAGGACGCGCCAATGCGTTGACATCGCAGACTTCTGCGAACGAACCAGGACGGACATCTCTGTTGACGAGTCTGGTCGCACGACCTTCAAATTGAAATATCCCGGTGACGTCTCCATCTTGAAACACACGGAGCGTTTCCGTGTCAGTGTCGGGAATGTCATATAGATCCTCCAGGGTAAGGCCTGCCATGTCGAGGCATAGCGCTATCATTCCCATTGTCGTTAGTCCCAGGAAGTCAAGTTTGACCATACCGGCGTATTCCGCGTCATGCTTATCAATAGAAAGGACTTGCTGGCCTTTCTGCTCGTATATAGCGCATACGTCAGTCAGCGGCGAATTCGCCACTATGAGACCGGCCGAATGTACCGACATGCCCTTAACATTTCCCTCAAGCCGCGTAGCATCCCATAGTTCCGGATGCCTGTCGAATACGGCCTTGGCATTCGGGAACATTTCGACTGTATCCGCAAGGGAAGCATCAAACCGCGAGTCACCGCCGCTGCGCTCAATAATAAGGTCTCCAACTGTTGCCACTTCATGTTTCGGGATGCGGTTAACAACCGCTACATCATTCAGCGCATTCTTCCCACGGTACCGTACGAAATTCGCTATGTGGCCTACGCGATGCGCGCCGTATTTCTCTTCCAGGTAGGCCCATACGAGATGCCTATGCTCGTCACTGCAGTCGACATCGATGTCGGGTGGATCCGCGCGGTTCAGGTCAATAAAGCGCTCAAACATTAGCAAAGGATGCCTAATGGGGTCTATTTCCGTAATCCGCAAAAGCCAGCATACTACGCTGCCGGCGCTGCTGCCACGGCCTGGTCCAAACGGTATGCCGTTATTCTTTCCCCAGCGGATGACGTCGGATGTGAATAGCAAGAAGTCAGACAGGTCTTTTTCCAGGAATATCGACATCTCGTATTTCACACGCTCTTTATACCAGCCTTGTTCTTTCAAAGGCCGCTTGTTCAAGTCCCGGTAAAGCCATCCCTTACGAAGCCAGTCCCAAAGCAGTTCATTAGATGTTCCGCCGAATGTAGACGGGAAGCGCAGGCGCTCTGCTTTGGGAAGGACTACATTACAGCGCCGCGCTATTTCCTGCGCATTAGACATAGCCGCATCGGCTGCCCGCGCGGATAGGCCAGTCTTGCGTAGTTTATCATAAAGCACTTTGTCATTCTCCGGTAGCGTAAGCCGTACGTCATATTCCCAGTCTTGGCTCTGCTGGTCCATCGTCTTGCCGCCGCGATCCGCAGCATGAAGTATCTTCTGGATCTCATTATCGTCCGGTTCGGGATAATGCACGTCCATTGTCGCGACTAGCGGGATGTCTAGATGCCGGCTGATGTTCTCATATACGGGATTAATCGCACGAGTCTTTTCTAGCTCAGGGAATCCCTGGACTTCAAGATAGTACCGGTCACCGAATACGGACTTGAATCTATGCGCCATTTCCTCAGCGGCATGAATATCCGGATTGTCTATGCGATCCGGCTTTTCCTTGCCGCCTATCAGCGTGCATGCCAACATTGACCCGGTACAACCGGATAGGCAAATGAGGCCCTGAGAGTACTCTCCCAGAGCCTCACCGCCTACCGTCGGGTACTGATAGAAGTCGCGCCACGATTGTGACGTTACCAGGTTGAGATTACGGTAGCCATTACTGTCCATGGCCAGCAATCCGAGGTGGTACTTTACCCGGCTGCGCGTATCGTCAACCGGTCCGGTATACGCCTCCAATCCGTAAATAGGCTTGATTCCGGCCTTCTTTGCGGCTTGCTCGAAACGGAAATGTGAACTGACATTCCCGTGTTCAGTTAGGGCTAGCGCTTCACAGCCAAGATCAGCGGCACGTTGTGCGTGCTTTTCTGGAGTCCCGTACCCGTCCTGATACGAATAGGTCGAGTGATGATGAAGGCTAACCCATTCCATTGTTTCTCCTACATTACTGCTGGGCCATTAGGGTCTCCCCATTTACCCCATGGCTCTGAAGGATGCTCCTGGTAACTACGGACGTAAAACGCCGCATAGTTAATTATATCGATTGCATCATTCGTGTCTAGCTGCGAGTCACACCAGGAGAATTGCCACAGCCTATCCGCGCGCTTCATCACCTCATAGAGATTAGCGCGCCAGCCGGTACGCTTCCATGACGCTCCGCGCGGATCATAACCACGTTTTAGACTCGTATCTATACACTGCATGAAGAATAGCAGCTGTTGTACAGAATCCGGCGTGGCCTCTATGCCGGTAATGTTCTTGATGTATTCTTTTGTTATGTATTCCTGGTCTTCCATTACTCGCCCAGGTAACGCGCAGGCTTGAATACCCGGTTGTCTTCTTTTGCCCATGAGAAGTTACACGTTTCCTCTACACGTTCCCTTCCCTGGTACGTACATTTGTGGCCCTTTTCACAGCTGATAAGAATATGCGGCTCCAGGTATGGATGCCGGTCTATCAGTAGTTTCCGCATTGCGCGGATAACCCAGACGTATTCATCCTGGAACATGACACAGCCTCTGTAGGCGTACGTCTCCATGAATGTGCGCAATGAATACTCGCACATAATGAAGTTTGTCGTTCCTTCAGGAAGAATGTACCGCGCATCCTCATAAGGTACGTCAGCATCAATGGCCGTGTTGTAGGCCACATGTGACATTCTCGCGGCTACAACCCATTGCATACGTACTTCCTCTGGTGCATTCCATACCGACTCAGGAATGCGGAATTCCGGCTGATTCCCCATCCAGCAGTCGCGCTGGCTTTGCTGCTTGAATGCCGCCGCGCGAGTACGTACAAGCTGGTGCGTTAGGACGCGGCTAATCCCTCGCACGCCGAATGCTATGCGGATATCCTCCAGGCTCTGGAATGCTAGGCCGCCACGTAGGTACTCGGTAGGATCATCGCTAATGCGGACCTTTTCCGGTGCGCCTAGGGAAGCTGACTGTGACCAGCGGCCTATCTCTTCCAAGATTGCGTCGTCAAAATCCTGTATAATGGCCACCTCTATCCCGTCTTGCCCTATCTTGATAATGCCATTGTCAGACGGGGAATGCGACGCCTTCCCGTCCAAGGATGACCGCTTGGATCCCAGGGACCGTACGCCTTGGTATTTGTGGTCCATGATGCTACGGCTAGCGCGGTAACCGGGAATGCCTGGGATTTCGTGACTCATGACTTTCCTTCCTTTTGGCCGTGGTCCATTTTCCAGTCGGCCACATTGAACTTGAGGGACATAAGGAGAGATTCCATATTGTGGATTCTATACATGCCCTCTTTATCCACCCCAACCGCATTGTACGGCTGGGCGCGTAGGTAACGGTTACGGATTCCTGCATTTGCGGCTTCATGTAGCTGTTCGGTTAGGTCGTCCACTACGGCTATTATCCTGCCTAGCCCTACCTGCCGAACTAGTTCGACATACTTGCCGTGCCCCGATTCATCATCCCAGAGAATGGCATCGTACTCGATACGGTTCCGGTCTAGCCATTCGCGCGTGTCCGGGTCTATATTGTCGAGTTTGTTATACGGCCGTGTAGTACATATCCATACTTCCACGCCGTTGTCCTTGAGCCAGCCGGTTAGCTTGGCGGCACCCGGATACACCGGCATTGTTCTCTTCATACCGCCTTGGCGGTAGGCAAGTTTTATCTGCCGGTAAGTCTCGTGCGGTATCTCCATGAATTCGGATAGCCGCAATCCGGGATTAATCATATGGGCAGGCGGCATTGGCCTGCCTAGCCATCCGGATGCGAATCTCAGGAAATGCGCATGGTAGTCTCCCAGGGTGCCGTCAAGATCCAGGCCGATAACCCCGCGCAGAGCGCCATTCCTGAATATGGTGTAGTCATCATTCATGAATGCTACCACCGTTGGAATATTCTTTCGGCTTCTTGGAACACATGATGAACTAGAATGCCCTTGCGCCATGCGCCATACCGGCCTAGCCGGATGATATCAGGATAGCACGTACATTCGTGGCTTACCGGTTTGCGGACCGTTACGACTTTGTTATGGACGACATCCTCATATCCGGGCCATTCTATGGTCCTGTACCCGAATACGCTGGCTTGCCGGTACCAGGAATTATCCATAGTCCCGTCACATACGACTTCCGACATTATGTTTTGCTGTTCTGCCGGGAGTTCATAACCAACTGCACGGATCTTGCGGCTAGTAAAGGCATGTTTGCCATTACATAGTGCCGGTGCCGGGATAGTTGATATTACCATATCATACCGGCCCTGCATCATATAATGCCACGTTTCTGCTATCCATTCATGGCTTATATCGGCTTGGGTAATCCTGTCTATGTACGGGGAATCTATGATAAGATCCCACAGCGCATTATATGTCGCGCGGATATCCCATGCCTTGTGGATGCCGGATAGTTCCATTGGCGATACTGTGCCGTCGTATTCCGGGCCATAAACCTTACGACGGTAGCCATCGACTGTGCCTACAAGCCGGTAGTTAATGTCGCAGCATTCGACCTTATACCGGTCCGGGATGCCGGGAATCTCGGCATGTAGGTACTGGCATCCATTGAGGACGGACTTATTGAAGTCCTTGCTAAAGAACCGTACGCGGTAATTCTTACGGAGTGCGGCCCAGCCGACCGCAAGGCCAGCTGGACCGGTACCGAATACCGCAATTTTCTTTTGCAGCATCAGAATGGCGGCTCTTCATCGTAACCTTCGGCCTTTGGCCTTCTTGCGCCGCGCCTGGCCGGGGCAGCGGCCTTGGCTACCGGCTTCCGGCCGCGCGGAGTTGGAGCGTGCTCGCGCTTTGCCGCGCGGGTTGCCCGTCGCTTTGGAGCAGACTCTGGTTCCTCCTCATCCTCATCCTCTGTTTCTTCTTCATCATCTTGTTCTTCTTCATCTTCCGGCTCTTCTTCATCCTCCTCATCCTCTTCCATGACCCACTTCTTGATTCGAGCCTGCCATTCGCCTTGATAGCGCTCACGGCCGGTAATGATGGTGGCCATTGCCTCATCGCCTGGTACTAGCGTGGCGATCTTTTCTATTGGCGCGCCTAGGTTGTCGTCCTCATCTTTGACGTACGTCTTGTCGCGTACATCCTTGAGGGTGAGCCCGAATGCCTCCAGGAATGGTCCGTACCGGAATGCGGCTGACGGTGTGAATGTGATGTTCTCCCATACCGGAAGTCCATCGAATTCCTTTTCATCGCCCTCATTGTCGCGGGCTACGAACAGGACTTTGAGCATCGGCTTTTCTTCCGACGTATACGACCACCACATTTTCTTGATGTGTCCGGAAAGCGTAGTGCCGTTTGGCGGTATGTCGCCATCATACGTTGCGTAGTCAGAGTCTTCCCATTCGACATCTAGCTCATTGATGTCGAAATCATCGCGGCCTAGTTTGAGTTTACCCATTGTCCCTCCGTAGTCCTGCTTGTTGTTTCCTGATCCTGGTAAGGGCGTAAATCATTTCCGATGCGTCATGCTCGGATGCTATCTTCCACCATTCCTGATCCACCGCTTGCCTAAGTAGAGACTCCAGAGTGGTCTCCTGATTTGGGGTTGCCATCCCCTTATCCTACGCCGGTTCGGCGCTCATGATCTGCGCCACGATCCATTCCATCGCGTCATACTCGCCTTCCTCTATATCGATCCAGCGAGGCAGGTTTGTAGACCAGTCCTTTGCGAAGTATGGCGGGTATGTCTCGGTAAGAATGCGACGGACCGTAGGGTCATCGCGGCCTGACTTCCGCGCCACGCCGTAATAGAGGACATCCGTCATTTGCGCGCAGCAATACGCGCTGATGGTATAGTCCTTGCCGGTGATGGCCGGCATGACTAGGGACTCACCGTCTGGGTCCTCACGATGCATAGCCGTGGCGATAAGGATGGAGTTGTATTTGGCGTCCACGATACGGTCTATAAACCGCATGTACATATTCTGCCATTTCTGATGATGCTGAATCTGCGGGACGTCAAGGTCTGCGTCACGCTCCTCATGCTCGTTGGCGAGAATCCAGCGAATGAGAAGCATTTGCATTTTGCTAATGGAATCGATGATGAGCCAGTTGGTCGCATCAAGATTCTCATCAGCCCAGTTCAGGCCAGCCTCGACATGGTCCCAGTCGGGTGCCCGGATAAGCTCTGCTTTGGAGCCGGTGCGCTGCGCGGATATGGCGCCTTTCTCTGTGGATAGGAAATACGCATTTGGCGCGCCACCCGCCAGCACGGTCTTGCCGACTCCTGAGTTGCCGTAAAGCATAATGTTTACGGACTCGTTGAATGTACTGAGGGATTCCGGCTGGATCTGGATTACCGGACGTTCCGCAGGCCTTGCTACCCTAGTCCGGAGTGGAACCTGGGAAGATGCGCGAGTGCGTCTGGCGCCACGCTTGGCTGGAGGCATTGTTCTTATTGTCCTTCCTGTTCTGGAACATCATGGGGTCGTTGATGTAGAAAGGTAACCTGTTCCAGATTCCACCGCCCATCAAGCAGGATTGACTCGACATGAGCGCAGTCCTTACAGCCGATAAGGACCACGGTAGTTTCTGGCGCCAAAGGGACTCGTGGCGGGTGGTGTACATCTATAACGGCTAGGTCATGCTGATGGCCGTCATTAGCGGCCGCATCACTTCTACCCTTACTTTTGCCCCACATGATATACTCCGGTTCTGGTATCGGCTTTGGCGGGCAAGAATCCCAGCAGTACCGGCCATTGCCAGTAACGGCATGTACTCATTCCTCTATCCTGGATTCTAGCCAGTCTAGCCATTGTCGGCCTTGGTCTATCATTTCATGTAGGTCTAGTTCTACGTATTTCCAGTGGAATATTTTATGAAGTCTTTTCAAGTCTTTGTACAGTCTGTCATGTGTAGCGAATGTTTCTGCCGCTGCACGTATAATACGTATGGCGTACCATGTCTGTGTGATGAGCGCTCTGATTGATACATCACCGTACATAATTCTGCCGCCGACTTCCTGTGATCCCAGTATGGGTCTTGGACTGTGTACATTCTCTTTTTCATGACTTCTACTGCGCGCTTGTTGCCTTTCTCATCGAGTTGACACATCTCGAAAAAGCGGCAGCGGTTACACATGAATGTCGTGTTCTTGAGTATTGGCGCTTTTCCGTCACGGACTGCCTTCATCCAAAGCGCATCATCACGCAAGCGGGCTAGTTGCCGGTTAACCTCGCCTGCGTTTCGTTCTATTATCTCGCGGTGGAATAGCGCCGGGGGCTGACGTTTTGATACGGTTCCGTCAGAATTGAGGTAGAATCCGTCGCTGTTGCGCGGACGTTCATCAGGTTTTGCTTTCCTGAGGAAGTTGTACAGAATGCCATGAATACGGTCTCGTGGGCTTAGGATCTTATGCGCCCGTAGGACTTGCGATGCGACGGCGTAATAGGTTCCGGCCTGATCATCCAGGGAAAGGTAGGCCGTTGATATCTGCTGGGCTGTCTTATGTTCCCAGAGGTATATGTTTCCGTCAACGTGATCACGGAGTACGCCATCGAACGTTCCGGCCACAGTACAGACGTAATCTCCGCGCTCATCGACAACGTCTATCTCGAATGGCTGCTCTATGGCTAGGGTCTCAAGTTCGTCATCCTTACCGTATTGCGCACGGTAATGGTTCAGCATTGAAATGCCTAGCGTCCATGCATCTTCAAATTCCGGCAAGCCGAATTCATTACGGCCGGTCTGGATATACTCCTGCCGCTCTTTGCCGACCCATGATGTGAATGTCTTGACCGGCTCTACTCCGCGTGCGAATCCTATGTCATACCATTCGGCAAGCGCATAATGGATGCCGGTTCCGAACCACAATTGTGATGCTGGCGCGCCTTTTGGAACCAGGCCTTCACGGTACTGCCACCACCATGCCTGCGGGCAATTCCTGAATGCCTTACGTTCTGAGACGCGCAGCATTACTTCCTTACTCATCTTCTGGGCTACCTGCCTGCCTGGGGATTTCACGGCCCATTACGATGCGGAATGGCGCGGGAATATCTGAGAAGTCAATCTCGTCGGCTTCGCCTAGGAATACCCAGTCGCCTTGTTCTCTCTCTATGAATACGGCATTAGGTTTCCATATGTCATCAGGACCGGCCCAATTGCGCCTAATGTCCGGCTTGGTTAGTTTCCGCGCCAGGCGCTGGTACTCGTATGCTTTAGCATTATCAGATTCCGGCTGCAGCATTTCCTCGGATGCCCGGAGACTCCGGAATGCCGTGGCGTCATTGAGAGCATCGATCACGATTGCTACTTCATGCGAGTTGAGGACCGCAGGCCTATTGTTGAACATAATACCCCTATAGGCTGAAGTTGTGAATATCCCCGAACATAGTGCGGTACGTACACAGGAAGTCTTCTGTTTCATCCCAAGTCAGGTACTTAGGGAAGTCCCATGGCATCTCGTAAGAATATACCCATTTACCATTCGCCCGTATAGGCTTACCGGCCGCTATTGCTAGCGTTTTTAGGCCAAGCCAGCTACCGGCATGAAGGTAAAGCCTTTGCGGCTCCAGGTTAAGGTACGCGCCTATGCGGACGGATACGTCATAAATGGTCAATGGGCCTATGCCCCACCCCGAACATTCCTCAACGAGTAGGAATAGCTCATGGAAATCTTGCATCGATAGCATCTTCCATCTATTACATTTGAGAGTCTCGGCAAGATCATCGCGGCTGTCCTTCCGGACCTTTACCTGATGATGATGCATTTTGCCTGTTTCCTGAATTGAGTTAGTGGCAGCCTGAATAACGTCGCCAAGGTCTGTAAGGTCCTGACATACTGTTACAACTGTGTCACGGCGCTCACGCGGGAATCTCCATTTGAAATCCCGTATGAGCGCCGCAAGGCTGGTGAGCGGTTCTTTTGGTGGTGTTCGTTTTAGTTCTACGCGCTTTATATCCATGTGTCCGATTCTACGGCCGTAGGGTGGACGCTACCGAATGGGAAGCCCAGCCCGGTACTAGATACCGGGCCGGACTTCCGCGTGTCTCCCGTGGGCGCTACGCACCCTTAAACCGCACGACTTTCCCTGGCTTACTACCGGCATCCTCCGCGTACCGTCGCGCTATCTCCTGCCGGATTGCAGCACGATGCTCGCGGTCCATAAAGAATGGACTGCCTTGCATTAGGCCGCGCGGCGAGTAGCTGAATGGGTACTTGTAAGTATTCCGGCTTGGATCCGGAGACCAGCTACTGGTGAGGTACCGTCCGCGCTCAACGCCGCATCCGCGCTTGCAGACGCCGTGAAGGAAATACGCGCCATGAACTTTCTCAATATGGGAGTATAGTTCGGCATCCCATACGTGACCCAGGTCCCAGCAGACTAGGATTGTAGTTTCTACGGAATGTAGCCATTCCTTGAATTTTGTTTCGAGCATTCTGGATTCCTTTTTACATGGGCAGCCCGCCTGGGCGGCCTAATTCACCCAGGCGGGCTGTCATTTGTAGCGGCGACAGGAGGATTATGCCCATCGCTACGCTTATCCTACCGTCACCTTTCTAGAAAGGCGAATCGGCTGCCACCTTACGGCTTCTGGCAGGCCGCTTGGCAGCGGCGGTGGCCTTAGCAGGCGCGGCCTTTGCGCGGGTAGCGCGCTTTGGCGGCGGTGCCTCTTCCACTTCCTCTTCATCCTCATCTTCCTCGGGCTCAGGCTCAGCCTGCCGCGCGGTCCGGGCCGTGCCGCGTTCCGTGCTGGTTTCCTTCTGGAATTGAGCCCTGAGGGTGCCGGCCAGCTTGACGGATGTAAGGTCCAGGCCTTCATCCTCATCGTAGCCAGTACGCTCCGCGATCCAGTTGAAGTAATTCTCAACTGTGGTCGTGGGAGCCTTTTCTACATAATGCGACAGGTCCGGAAGTTCTTCCTCAGGCTCTGGCGCGGGTTTGCGTGCTGTACGTGCCTTTGTGGCTGCGCGGGGCATCTTATACCTCTCCATGCGGGGGATAACCTGATATAGTTATACCCTGCCGCGCCAGAAATGGCTAGTCCATATCCGCTGCGACTTCCTCCGCATCCTCCAGCCAGGACCGGAGGGTGTTCAGGAATTGCTTGATGTCTTCCTTATTATGGCCCGCCATTACTACGGCCGGATCCATCCGGTCCAGAACCTTCAGGAATTGCGTAATAGGGTCATTGCGCTTGGGAGAGGCAGGCGCTGGGTTCTTCCTAGCGCTTGGCGTTGGTTCTGGCTCCGGTTCTTCTTCGTCATCGATGATGTCGTCTATTTCCTCATCATCAGCATCGCTGTGGTCCGGAGTGTTGCGGGTAGCCCATTGCGCTACTTCCGGGAATGGCTTAGTCGGTAGGTCTGTCTTCTTACCCGGCTCTGGAACAGGAAGGCCTGTTGTATTCCATGCCCATAGGTAGAACAGGATTGACGTGCGGCTAGTAAGGCCGTACAGGCTTAGGCGGCAGAACTCATCGATGTTGAGTTTGCCATTGCTGACTCCGCGCTTTGGGCGTCCGCGCGGCGCGGGCTTGACGAATGCCGCTATGATAGCGGCACGCTCCCATTCTTTTGGCGCGACCAGAGCCCCGATGTTGGCGAGTTTATTGACTGCGCTGTCGATGCTGGCCGGCACCAGGTAATCGCGTACGGTATTGCCATGCGAGTCCGTATTCTGCATTTGCCGTTCCCCTTCGGCTAGTTCCGCGATTCCGCGTATCCTACTCCACTTTTCCCGTCGCGTAAACCTAGGAATTAATAGGTTTTTCCGCCACCCCGCATCAATGTCCGAGAATATGGCTAATGAGCTTCTTGCCTGCCGGACGGACCTTTAGCAAATCCTGCCGCTGCTGGTCTGTTAGTTCTACAATTCTTTCCTCTATGGTTCCGCGTGAATGGAGCCGGTAAACCGTCACATTGTGAATACGGCTAATGCGATGAATACGGTTCTCCAGTTGCTGGACGACGTCATCGACCCAAGGCGGGTCAATGATGATCATGTCGTCCGCGCGGTCCAGGGTAATTGCCTCGCCGCCTGCTAGCGTATTGATCAAGCCTATCCAGGCCGGGTCATTTGGGTCCTGAATACGGCGCTGGAACACGGCGCGTTCTTTTTCCGAAGTTTCGCCTGTCAGGATGATAGGATTGTATCCGTCGTGTTCAAGTTGCTTCATGAATTCTTTAAGCAGGCTTGTGAACTGCGAAGCGATGATAACCTTTCCTTCAAAGCCGTCACGCTCACGCAGGAAGTCCGTAATCCATTCGTACTTATTTGACGGTAGGCTTGGCGTCATGGTTATGCGATCCGGCTTATCTCTCTGTACTATCTCCGCATAGGAACAGGCGAATTGCCGTAGGCGCGTAAGTTCCGCGAGTATGCCATTAGCGGTAATCCGCGTACCGTTAGCCAGGCTTGCCTCGGCTAGCCGTTCCATCTGTGTATATGCGCGCTTCTGGGCCGGATCCATATCGAGTAGGACATCAACATGCTCTATTGGCGGAAGTTCAGGCGCAACTTCTGCCTTTGTCCGCGCCAAGACGTATGGGCGTAGCGAATTGCGGAATGCGACTTCATCCTTTGGGTTGTCCGCGACTTCCCGCGCGTATTGCGTCTGTGTGATATCGAAATGCTGTCCGGCCCAGCGCCAGAATGAGCCGAATTCATTTGGCTCAAGCCAATTGAGCGTCCCCCAGGCGCGCTTAGCCCTAGAACGGTATGGCGTGCCGGACATCGCGAGTTTGTACCCGTTATCCTGAATTCTCAGGCGCATTGCGCCTAGCCGCGTCTGGGTGATTCTATTCGACATGGTATTGTACGTGGAGGACAAAGCGTGATGACTCTCGTCCATGACTATGAAGTCCCAGTACGGATTGAATAGTTCCGGGTAAGCGGCGTTCATTCCGCCTGTCTTGGTTTTCTTAACCCACAGCATCTCGTAATTGATAATGAGGATATGCGCGGGAACGTCGGAATGCTGGACTCCTGAGAAGAACTGGCGTATTGTCTTCTCACGCTTTTGCCTGTCGCCTTCTGTAAGGTACGGAACCGCGTAGCCTGGCAGCAATTCGCGTATCTTCGCATCCCATACGGACCGCTTGGCGGTGAGAGGGGCAACAACCAGGATTGTCCGTGCGGAAGACTCGACAATACTTGCCAATGCCTGATATGTTTTCCCTAGTCCCGGCTGGTCCCCTAGCAGTACCCGCCTGCCTGTGATAGAAAAGGCCGTGCCTGCCGCCTGATATGGCCGGCCGAATATTGCCTTTGCTAGTTCCGGAGTACGCTCCTGTAGATGGAGTAGTGTGTCGGCAGGAATGTCAAGATCCCGTATGTCTTCCATTGTCGCTTCTGATTTGCGCTGTTCCCAAGCCCATTCGCGTAGTGGCGCTAGGATATGAAGCCTTTCGCGAAACACCGACCGTAGCGCGCGGCAATTGTTCATGGTTAGCGCGCATACCCACGCGCCTTGAGCCGCGCTCCAGCGCGCTCCTGTAGCGGCTTTTACCGCCTCATTGTCGGACGGCGAGTAGGCAAACTTGATATGGATCTTGCCCTGCATAATAGTCGCAAGTACGCGGTTTGGGCTTGACTCCGTCATCCGAATCTCCTGACCATATCGATAATAGGCGCGGCATCATCTAGGACGAATGCCAGGCCCCATGGACCGCCATGGATAATGAGTTCTTGCCATATATAGAGTAGCCAGAATACCTCGGCTACCTGGTCTACCAGCAACCACCCCGACCATGCGGCCTTATACTCATCCATTGTCGCTCCAATGCGATAGTACGGCCTTACGCATTGACTCTATTTGCCGGTGGTGGAATTTCCGGAATAGCATTGCGCCGGATTCGCTGTAGTAATCCCAGCGAACGGCCTTGCGCTTATTTGAGATAGTAACGTGCCCGACAAGAGAATCATCCCCGTCATTCTTGATGGTGTAGGTGGTAATAGCGCCACCATTGTAGACTTCCTGCGAGACGGAATACATCATGCTCCTTATGATGGAAGCCGCGCGGGATTTACCCGCGCGGCCTTTTTGATTACTTGTCGCGGCAAACCGGGCCAATTCCCAGTTCGCGGGAAATGTCGTCGGTTAGGGTCTTGCCGCAACGGTAGCAGCGGCCTAGCTCCTGGGCGAATAGCTTCTGGGCCTTTGCGGCGTCGGTTCCGGCGATTGCCTTCAGCGCGGCCATTTGGGCGCTTTTTGGCATCCAGATTGGGGAATGTCCGCCGACGATCCTCTTGACGAAACGGTAACTCTTCCACTTGCCATTCTCCGGAACAGTAACCCAGAAGAAATCCAGGTCATTGTTTCCGGATAGGCTCTTGACCGCGTAGTATCCGGGCTGGATCTCGCTGAACTTGATCTCGGTGGCGGCTGGCGCTTCTGCCTTCCTAGGCGCGATCCATCGGCCTTCCTTCTTGGCGAGTTCAACGTCAATCAGGTGGTCGCTGATTGCCTGGCTTGCGTCCTTCTTGGTTCCGTTGTAGTCCGGAAGGGCCGGAAGTCCTAGCTGCTCACGGAGGCTGTTCAGGAAAGCCTTCTGCTTGTCGGTAGCGGCTTTGGACGCCGGTAGCGGCCTACGGTCCAGGCTCTCATCATCCCTGGCGGCCTTGGGGCCGTAGCAGGCCCGCACGTCGGCAGCGGTCTCGTGGTAGTCCTTGCAGTTCCCGCACTTCACGCTCACGTCATGACTCCTCATAGTCGGTTCGGTCGGCGGCCGGTAGGCCGTTCTACTAGGTATAACGCTAGCGGTGTGCCGAAGATTCCCGTCCGTCAGAACTTTTTCTCACGATGTGAGACGTGATGAACGCACGGTCGTGACGTAGCATGCGCTTGCGCAGTTCATTGTCGATCATGCGGACGCGGACTAGGTAGAACGTAATAGCGGCATTCGTTTCGGAATGACGGACTTTACGCAATCCGGCTAGGACTTCGCACCATTTGTTAGCCTGATCTACTAGTTCCGAGTCAGACCATGATTTCATGATGGTCCGGATTCTACGCCGGTCAGCGGCAACATCTTGCGCGATGATCTGGTAAGATTTTGACTTCTTGCGCATTTGACCCTTCCTGGATTCCGGACCTGCCCGCCGTGGTACTTGGGAAAGAGGGGCACGGCGGGCAGGCTTTCCTAATACTACCCTATTTCGTGACGGGAATTACTGTCAGCCTGTGCGAAGTAATTCAGGTCCGCGCTCGCAGCATGACGGTCGCCAGCCTTCCATGCCTCGTCATTATACGGCGTGTCGTCGATTGCCGCGCTTGTCTTTAGGTTAGGGTTGTCCTTTTCTAGTAGCGCGCGGATCGCGTCCATGTCGGCCCGCAATACAAGCTCACCGGTAACCTCGCGTGAATTCCGCGCATTCGCTAGCCGGACGCGGAGAGTTGAAGTGTAGGACCGGGCGAAGTTCTTACGCCATATTTCGCGGATATTCTTCTTGGCGGGAATATGTACGTGCTTTTCGCCACGGCGCGCGGCTTCCCGGTTGGCGGCGCGCTTCCAGTACCCGGTGAACTTCATGTAGCCGTTCCCGTTTGCGACGCCATCCCAGCCGAATTCATGGCCCTTGGCGTAAAACATACGGGCAATGTCGGCCCATTGGTACCCGGCCATGCGGAGGTTATAGGAATTCTCGTCATCGGATAGCGCCGGGTTGATCTTTGGGTCGATACCGTTACTCATGTGGAGTAGTAGGGTCGTGTAGAGAATCTCAAAATACTTGAGATCGGCCTCAAAGCCGTAGATCTTGGCGCGGATTTGCGGCCTATTGCTGTACTTGTCGTAGTATTCCAGCAAGTCGCTTGGGTAGTTAAGGCCGAAGAATACGGCCTGAGTCCGCGTGTGTTCGCAGATAATCATGACGAGATTTGTGAAGTAGATCTCGTAAGGACTTCCGACTTCCACAATGTCGATGTCCATGATTGACGGCTTCATACGCTGCGCTTCCGGCATCGACTGCCGTAGCGTAGCCTGGTCGATGGCGTACTTCAGCATGAGCCGGTCAGCGGCTTCCCGGCAGGCCTGCGCCTCGGCAGGCGGTGTCTCCGGGTGCTCTGCCTTGTTGACCAGGCCGCGTACCTTGGAAAGAATGCTGTCTAGATTCATGACTCCCCAGTCTCCGGTCGTCCGTTCCGTCGGACGTTCTGGCGAGTATAACGCTACGGGTTCATGACGTATTCCCGGCATGAAGAAACTACTTTAGGTTCTGACGTGGTTACGGAGAGTAGAGGGAGGGAGGTGGGTACTGAGTTTTTTAATGAATGGTAAGGATAAGGGGATCCAGGACGTCTTCTTGCCGGCGGACTGTGACCTGGAGTTTCCCCTCATTAAACCAGTCCATTCTGTCCCATCCGCGCGACAGGAAAAGGTCCATGACTGCCCTTATGTCGGACTCTTTATCATCGACTGTAATGGCTCTGGTTCTTGTTTTCGAGTAGATGATAACCCTATATTCCACAGTTCCTCCGGATCAATACTGCCCGCGCGGATTCGCCTGATCATCGTTATGGAATGGCGCGTTGCGTCGCGCTTATGGTCGCCGGGGACATAAAGGTCCCATGCCCTGAGGCGTGCATCTGTTGCTGTCGTGAATGCGAGAGTCCTGGGCTGGAATTTCAGGATTGCATCTTCAGCATGGCCGCATTCTATTGCGTATTCCATTGCGCCGCCCCAGCGAATTGGAATGGCTATGTCGGCAGTTGATGCGGCACCCGTGAGCTTATTACCGCCCATGTCAAAGTCTTCTATTGCTATGACAGGAGCGTACCCCTTTGTGGAATGACAGACTTTGGCGGCGGCAATGCAGGCGATGCTGACTTGACGCATTAGTGAGCCGGTAATGTCGAGCGTTACGTGGGCTAGAATTCCGGGTATTCCATCGCTGATGAGGCTTTCTGCAGGTACGGCTATTGCCGCCAATCCTGTCGTCTGCCCTGGATCAAGGCCGAAAACCCAAATGTGGTCGGGGTGGAAGCGAATTGCCGACAAGTCGGGAAAGTCTCCGTTGTTCATTACTAAACCGTAACGGAACGGGAGAGAATAGGAAGCGGTGGGCCTGCCGGAGTTTGGGGAAGGAAGCGGTGGGCCTGCCGGAGTTTGGGGAACGAAGCAGGCCCACCGCTAATGCGGTGCGCGGAACCACGGAACACGCTGGGCTATCGGGAAGCCCCCGCATTTTCTGGCGCGGGGAAGTGCGCCATTACGGAGTATAGCGGGAAAACCGGAGAAAGGAAAATGACATGACAAAGCGCGGGCAGATAAGGCCATTCGCGAATGCCGCGATGATGTACTATGGTCATGGCTGGTTCCCGCTACCGGTCCGCGCAGGAAGCAAACGAATTGCGGTTGATGGTTTTACCGGCCATGATGGCGCATGGCCAGGGCTGGATGATATCGGCTCATGGATCGAGGAAATGCCGGATGCGAATATAGCGCTTCGCATGCCGGAGACGGTTATTGGCATAGACGTGGATGCGTATGATGGCAGAAATGGCGCCGCTACGCTTGCAAAACTCGAGGATGACCTTGCGCCATTGCCCAAGACATTTATTACAACGTCGCGCACCGACGGCGTTAGCGGAATCCGGTTGTATACAGTCCCGCCAGGGATAACGTGGCGCGGGAAGGCTGGTAATGGAATTGATGTGATCTCGTGGCATTACCGGTATGCAATCGTGAATCCGTCTGTTCATCCAGAAACGCACGAACGTTACCATTGGCGCCGTAACAGTCATGGCATAGTTATGCCGCATGATGTCAAGCCGGAACGGCTGCCTGAATTGCCCGAGGAATGGATTAGTCATCTGCGTCATGATGGCACTAATGGCCGTGGAGAATTCATACCGTCCGCGCGGATAAGGAGGTGGGTACAGGATATTTCCGGTGATGGCTTCTGTGAGGCTATGGAACATTCTGTTCAGTTGTGGCGTGGCCGGATTCATGATGGCGGCGAGGAAGGCGGCGCTCATGATGAAATGATTCAGGGCGTGAATGCCGTGGTTGGGGACGCAGCTAATGGCCACAAAGGGCTAGCTCAGGCATTCCGCGAATTGTGGAGTGCTTTTGCTACGGCCGTGCATGAACGGCGTGATGTGAATGAGATGGAGTCTGAATTTGCCCGCGCGGTTCACGGTTCGGTCCGGAATCATTACGGCAGGCGGGTGCCAGAGTCCTGCCCTTGTGCCGAATGGGAGAATAGCGGGGATTCATTCCGGCCGCATCGTCCTAGTTCTAGAACGGCATTGTCAGAAGTACAGCCTAGCGCGATTGAATGGCTGCATTATCCTGTTTTTCCGGCTGGTGTTATAACCATGATGGATGGTGACCCGAAATACGGGAAGTCTCTTATAACCATCAAGATTGCCGCTGCGGCCACCCGTGGAAAGCCAGTCATGCCTTTCGGTACATCATCGCTACGCGGTCCCGTAGATGTTTTCTTCATTACTAGCGAAGACAGGCCGGACCGCGCCATAGTGCCACGGCTGATAGCGGCTGGCGCTGACCTGAATCGGGTATTCATAGAGAAAGTACGGAAGAACCAGCATGGAATGCCTATTGGCATGACACTTCCTAATTCCGCTCCGCGTATCCGCGCATTGGTTGAAGGATGCGCATTCTGCATTGTAGATCCTATAACGAATTTCCTGGATGAATCCATCCAGACCGGCATTGATGCGAGCGTACGCCGTGCGCTTGATCCTCTGTCGTGGGTAGCTAATGAGACTAATACATGCTTTATCCTGGTGCGGCATCTTAGGAAGGCCAGCGGTACTGCTATGGAGCGTGGCGTAGGGTCTATGGCATTTAATGCTATAGCGCGTAGCGGTATGATAGCAGGCGCGATGCCTGATGGCAGGTACGGAATAGCGCATTCCTATGCGAATTATGCGCGCGAAATGGATGGCGCGTTCTCATACTCTATAGAGACTACTGATGGTGATGTGCCTTTTATCGAATGGGGCGAACATTGCCGAGAAGTTCATGCTAATGACCTAGTAGGCAGCATTCGCGGACGTGGCCGGCCACAGTCTGATGCTCGTGAGCAATTGTCTGAATTCCTGCGGGAAGCATTCACGGAAAACGATACTATCACAACTGCAGAGCTAAAAGCAGCAGGAATAACATGGACCAGCAATATGCTGCGCCGAGTTATGACAGAACTAGGTGCGAAACATATGACGGTACGCAATGAAGACGGCACCGTAAAGGGTGCGGCATGGACAGTTCGCACACGAAAAATAGCGCTAGACTAATTAAGGTTTCCGGTGCGCGGTGATTCGTAATCAGGTTTCTGGTGCGACCAGGGCAAATGTCATGAAAAAAACACTAAAATTTTCTTCGCGCCTAGCCCCCGAATTAAGGTTTCTGGGTAATTAAGGTTTCCGGTACCGGGAACCGTAAACCTAAAACCCAAACATAGGGAGAGAGTGAAAATTATGCGCATACATTTCGCTAATATTATCTACATAGCAGAGCGTAATTTCATATGGCAAACCGAAGCTGCGCGGATCTATACGGCTTGCGGTGCTTGGGCATGGAATAATGACGTAAGTACAGGTGAATTTACTGGCGGAAGCGACGTAAATTGTGAAATGTGTGCCAAAGAGATAAAATCTAACATAGCATATTCAGCACTATGGAATAGGCGGCAGATATGACAAGACGCAGCTCGCCTTTGCCGCCGGCATGGAATAGGATTCGTCAGCTCATACTTTTGCGCGATCGTCACAGGTGCAGATGGGGCGAATTGCCGGGTGAAGGCGTGCCTGGCCAATGTTCGAAATATGCTAATGAAGTAGACCATATGGGTTCGCCAGATAATCATGAGCCTGAGTTTCTCAGAAGCCTGTGCGCGGAACATCATGCTGTACGTACATCAGCACAGGCGAATAAAATGCGGTGGGATAATTACAGGAAGTTCCCCAGAAAACGTCCGCCAGGAATTCACCCAGGATTGCGCCAGGATAATGAGCAGGATATTCCATGAGCTAATGGCCAGGATATCTGCCGGAATATCGCCAGGATATATGCATGGATATTTGCCGAGTATGTTTACCTGACAAACTTTAGGAAATGTAGTCCCGTGTGGTTTAGGATTATGGTTAGGATTATGGTTACGAATATATGCCGGGGAATGGAATCGGAAATGCTGCATATCATTACTGGTTTCCCTCATTTCAGAAGTGATGGTACACATTATGGGAACTGTATGTGCCTTGAACGTTGCTGTTATCGTGAGGACATGGGGTGTGTATGCCATTACTGCGCAGGGATCGGCCATGAGGGATGTCATAACGTTAGACATTACGAACGCATCAGGAATAAAACAAAGGCAAAAGGTACCGGCAGTATTGGTATGGATAAAGGTACTGACCATGAAGGTACTGACCATGAAGGTACTCGGCCAAAAGGTACCGGGCAGGAAGGTACCGGGCCAAAAGGTACTGACCGGAAAGGTACCGGGCAGAAAGGTACTCCGGCAAAAGGTACTCCGGCAAAAGGTACTCCGGCAAAAGGTACTACCCAGAAAGGGACTCCTGCAAAAAGGTACTACTCATTCAGGGACTCCTGATGGAATGGGAATGGATGCCAGGATATCCCGTGCCAGGGACTCCTGGCATTAGGGACTCCTGGCATTAGGGACTCGGATGCGGGGACTCCGGATTGAGGGACTCCTGATGAGGGACTCCGGTTGAGGGTACTCTCCTGGAGTGAATTCAGGGACTCCTGAAATGAATTCATGCATGAGCCGAGACCCTGGGGGTGGACCCCAATGCGAGACACGTTGCAGAC